GCAGAGTACCGTGAGATATTTATGGTAGGTTCGTCACTGCAACGGTCGCTAAAGTCTCCCAATTGGACAAAGAAAAAGATTCCTGCACAGTTCACACTGAACAAAGGTCACGTTACATTCTTTTACGACAAGGGCAAATATCTAAATAATAGATACGCAGAACTTATTGCAGAAATGAAACGGCGAGGAATGAATCCCGATCCAGCTCGCACATTTAAGGTTGAGCAATGGCCCGACGAGTTATTTAATAACTGGTTGCCTACTGAGGCAGATAAAGAAATAGTGCGCGAGCGTATACGTGAACGTATTGCACAGAAACCGAATTGGTACAGAAAGTCATGAGCATCTTCGACGCAGCAAAAGCATACACTATGTTCGAAGAGTGGTATGAGCTCTGTTTAGAACACGATATTGATCCTAAGGAGATCATTGCACAAGATGGTGAATTGACTTTAATCACCAACGACGGTGATCTCCTAGAAGCATACGAGCAGTACAAAGCACACCACGGTATTGTAGAGGTTGAATTTTATGGGCGAGACACCCGTGACTGAAGAGCTTTGGGAATGCCCGGGGGAAGCGCACGAGCTAGACAACACATTTAATCCCGGCACACAAGATGTGTATGGTCCTGGATATTTCGATTGTTATGTGTGCGAGAACAATTGTTACGTAACATATGATGTGTACATCGAAGAAGTCGAATATCAAAGAGACATGAAAGAGAAAATGGAACAGGCGAGACTTGTTGAGAAGATAATGAGTTTTCCGAAATCGGATGTTCCGACTTAAAACTACGGAAGGTGACTTGTACAGGAGTACAACCCGGCTTTGAACACCGGTGGAGGGTTAATAGCCCTTGGGGATCGAGACCTCCGCCTTCCGCCATTGGGGTTACCGTATGGAACGGACTCCGCGCTGGCAGTGCGGAAGACTGGGATCGTTACCCAGTGACTCCACCAAATTTATAGGGAGTTGGCGAATTCCTCTGTATTTTGTACATGACGGCCGCCCACGAGGGACCAGACCTCACTCCCACATCTATTACAGGGTATCATTAAGTACGTATAAATAGCATACAAACTAAAGTGGAACACACTCATGAAATATGCTATTTTACTACTACTCACTACAATTATTTCCTTTTCGACTTTTTCTGTATCTGCCCAGGATTATTATTCGGTTGGTGCAGGCGCCAGCTTCTGGAACCAAACACATAATTCCGACGAACTAGAAGGCGGCTCTGAACCGGGCCCGATGGTGTTTGGTACAATAGGACGCGAATACGGAAGTTCGTATCGTTTAGAACTCGACTTACAATATAGTCGCAATCAGGTACACGGTATCAATGATCCCGACAACGGATTTAAAAGCACGGGCGATGGCAATGTTATTGACGGTGTTGGATTGTTTATGAATGGTGCATATGATTTCCGTCCCGGCAAAAACTTTCGTCCGTATGTTATTGCAGGTGCCGGTGTTATGTATCTAAAGGTATCTGAATCGGGTAATGCTGATACTCCCCTAGATGATGATTCGTTTACATACGGAGCACAGGTAGGGTTCGGTGCAAGGTTTGATGTTACTAAAAGCATTCGCGTCGACCTTGGCGCCCGCCAAATATTTGCTGCTAGCACAAAATTAGACGGCTTAAATTCGGAATATGACACTACTACATTTACACTTGCCGCAGTCATGAAATTTTAATAAATACATGCATGAAGATTAACGAACTATTGGAACAAAAAGTGGATAGCTCCTGGATTAGAGATATAACATATACCAATGGCAATGTTGCGATGACATTGAACAATGGACAAATTTATCAAATATTAAATATGTCTGAAGAAAATTTTAACAGGTGGCTATCGGCACCGTCTAAAGGTAACTATTACAATACGAACGTTCGTGATTCGTACGCGGTACAACAGGCTGCTTGACATCTTAATATAGCTGTGTTATAATACGGGTTTAAGGGATTACAATATGTCTTGGAATTATCGCGTCTGTAAAGAAACACATACATGGAGTATAGGTAAAGGCAAGAAGAAGATCGACGGCACCACTGTTACATACGGACTCCACGAAGTATATTACAATGCCGCAGGTGAGATTACAGCAGTAACAGAGAATCCTTTACCGGTGCTCACCGATACTTCCCCCGGTAACTGCGAAGACGAAATTGAGTGCCTCGATGCTCTTGCACAGACATTGACGTGGATGGGGTTAGCCTTACAGAAGGACGTTATTGACCTCGACACCATTGTTTATGCAGATTGGGACGAACCTGATCTAGACGAAGATGACGAAGATGAATGACGAAGATTTATGGATTATGACATACATGATGGCTATGTGGAAAAACAACGATACCACCATAGCAAAGAAGCAAGCCGACAAGGCGTTGGCAGATTTTAGGAAAAAGTTTAAGAAAGATTAAAGCGGGATTAGCAAAGTGGTTATGCTCCAGCCTTCCAAGCTGATTACACGAGTTCGATTCTCGTATCCCGCTCCAATTTTGTCCCCGTTGAATGACTACACTGGCGTAGGTGGATACAACTCCTTCGAAAGCAACGTTCAGGCCGAGAGAATATCCGGTACACCGGAGTCGTGTGTTGCGAGTAGGATGACCGTTTGTTGTACGTTATTGAAGTTTGTATTTCCGTATGATGACAATAGCGATCGGGCGGTACGGACAACGTAATGGGTTGTCGTTTTAGTGAAAGGTTTCGGAAATACGTGAGTAGCTAAATTGTGAGCTCTGTGAGAACACCACCGGGGACAAATTTAATAAGTCACGCTCGTTGCTATAGCCAGGCCTCTATGAATACGCGCACACATGGTAAGAAAGCTGGCATATAAGAGTGAGCGCCAGACGTGACAATATAATTATGAAAGACAAGTTAATAATTTTCGATACAACACTGCGCGACGGGGAGCAATCCCCCGGCGCCAGTATGACTAAAGATGAAAAGGTCAGAATAGCTCGTACCTTGGAAAAATTAAATGTCGACGTTATCGAAGCAGGTTTCGCAAGTGCTAGCCCCGGCGATTTCGAGTCGGTTAGGGCAGTAGCTAGCACAGTAAAAACTCCCATTGTTGCTAGTTTAGCACGAGCAATGTCGAAAGATATAATTGCGTCAGCCGAAGCACTGTCGTCGGCTCATCGTCCGAGAATCCATACGTTTATAGCAACGTCGCCGATTCACATGCAATACAAACTTAATATGACACCCGATCAGGTCGTGGACCAAGCAATACGTTCTGTCACCCAAGCAAGAAATCTCGTAGACGATGTAGAATTTTCATGTGAAGATGCAAGTCGCAGCGAGTTTGACTTTCTGTGTCGTATTATAGATGCTGTAATTGTAGCTGGTGCTAGTACTATAAATTTGCCAGATACTGTGGGATATGCAGAGCCAGCAGAGTTCGGAGCATACGTTGGGCGCATTATTAATAATGTTGTAAATTCAGACAAAGCAGTGTTCTCAGTACATTGCCACAACGACTTAGGCCTTGCGGTAGCTAATTCTTTATCAGCAGTTATGCATGGTGCTCGTCAAGTGGAATGTACTATTAACGGACTAGGCGAAAGAGCCGGAAACGCATCACTCGAAGAAATAGTCATGGCTGTGAAGACCCGGTCAGATGTTTATCCGGTAGCAACAAATATCAACACAAAGGAAATACTCACAGCATCTAGATTAGTATCATCTGTGACCGGATTTGCAGTACAGCCTAACAAAGCAATTGTAGGTGCAAACGCATTCGCACACGAAGCCGGAATCCACCAAGACGGAATATTAAAGCATCGCGAGACATACGAAATTATGACCGCCGAAGATGTCGGCTGGGAAGCAAATAAACTTGTGTTAGGCAAACACTCTGGCCGAGCAGCATTTGTATCACGCTTAAATGACCTGGGTATTGCGTTCGATTCATTAGATGAAATAGATTCTGCTTTTGCGAAGTTTAAAGAACTTGCAGATAAGAAGCATGAAATATTCGACGAAGATTTATATGCACTCGCAGGTAATATTAATTTTTCTACAGAGAAATATAAATTAGTAAATGTTTGGTGCCGTGGAGGAACGGTGTTAAAAGAGGCGAAGGTAACCTTCACTGCAAGCGGCCGCGAATATAGTGAACTTGCTACAGGGGACGGGTTAGTCGATGCGACATTTAAATCTATCGAGACAGTGGTAAAGAGTAACGTTAATCTAATATTGTACTCTGTGAATGCAATCACCGAAGGTGCAGACGCTCAGGGCGAGGTTTTAGTACGGTTAGAAAAAGACGGCCGTATTGTAAATGGAACAGGCGCTGATACAGACATTGTTGTTGCATCAGCAAAGGCGTATATAAATGCATTGAACCTTTTAGAAAGTGATGCTATAATACACCCCCAACGTGGGGGTGTATGATGAAGAAAATTAAACTAAATGCAACACAAGTGAAAAAAAAGAAAGTAGAAGTGTATGTATCCGAGCAGGACGTTAAGATGTTAGTCGAATCTGGATTGATAGACATCGATACAATGCGTGTCGGAGTTCGTAAACAATTCCTAACAGCAATCGGATTGAGCGATGATTACGAACGCATTTATATAAACAAAAACGGAGAGTGGGAACATTCTTGGGAAGTACGCGGCGGCAGCCACGGATGGGACGACGAAGAGGTTATTCGTCCAGCAACAGAAAACGAAAAGATTTTTGAAGAATCGCTAGATGCAATAGTACATGCATTTACGGTTGCTAAATTGGAAGGTGAATCAGTCGGGGACTGAGACAACTTGGAAAGTTGTTCGTGCCTTAACGGGCATGGGGATCGAGACCTCCGCCTTCCGCCAATTATGAAATACTACTGCGACAATGCTAGGCACCTAATTTGCGTACCGTATAGCGTTAAAAATTTGCACAAAATGGCAGAAAATTTAGGAATAAAACGCTGTTGGTATCATAGTAGTGCTAAGTACAAACACTACGATATACCTAAGAAAAGAATAGAAGAAATACAAAAAAAGTGTGAGATTATTAGCACACAGGAATTACTGAGTATCATACAGAATTCTAATTAACAGTGGTGCTAAAAAATTATTAATTAAAAGAATGTAGCCCCGGTATTCCCTTCGGTTTCTACCCGATAGAAAGGATAATTGGAAACATGCGAGTTCGAATCTTGCGCGGGGTGCCAAATAGACGCGGATTATGCAAATTGGTAAAGCAACCGATGCGGAAATCGGGGCGCGAACAAGGCCGCTGGTAGAGTAAAATGTAGTGAAGTCCGGAACTAGCTATGTTCAGAAATACCATGCATGACGCTGTTGAAGGTTCGAGTCCTTCATCCGCCACCAAATAAGGGTTTCAAGTGATAAAAATTAGAGAAGGTCCACGTTTCGCCATGAGATTGAGTCGTGGTCCTCTAGCGTAAGCTATGATTGTTTCGGAGCCTAACGGTGCTTGTCAACAGAAACCGTTCCAATGCATCCTAAATCCGAAATGCACGAAATTGCACAACGATCTGGAGTGGTACGCCAGGTATCACCGCTGTTGACATACATGCACTATTGTAGGTGCTGTGCCTGTTACATGTTGGTACCAGTAGACCTTGGATGTATTCTAAGCGATATGCTCTCAATCGCCCCATGTTCACATACTGACCGCTAGGGCGTAGGACAATAAATTATTCTCGACGGTATGTTCGTCGAAAATTATGGTTGCTATTAGCCATTGTAATACAATAGATAACATGCATACTGTTGCAACAGTTTCTGTGATGCCGCGAGAGCATAACTACTAAAAAGAATTCCGTCTGAGTTTGAAACGGATTAAGGCTAGGACCCGGGTTCGAATCCCGGCTCTTCCACCAATAAGTGCATTGATGCTAGTGTACTTATTAATGGGAGGGTTCATGGAATCGACTAGCTTAAGAAGTAATAACGAGGAATCGGCGATCTAAGCTGCCGTAAACGCGAAGAACTTTAATAAATGCAGCAAATGATGCATTCTATGGAGACCTTGCCCTAGCGGCGTAGGTTATCCGGGGTTGATCACCTAGCAACAGAATAATCAGAAAGGGCTGCCTAACGGTGGCCCTTTTTCTTATAACACTATATAAAATTCCACCCTTCTCTGATAAATATGTTTGTTAGTTAGGCATACAGGAGGGTACAATGGAAAACTACAGGAATATTCGTGAAGAACTCAACACGGGCGATGTTGTGTTATTTGCAGGAAAAGGATTTGTTAGCGGAATTGTAAAGTTTTTTAGTCGATCGAAGTGGTCTCATGTTGGCATTATTGTTAAAAGCAATGATTTAAATATGGTACTAATTTGGGAGTCGACCGGGTTGAGTAAAGTCAAAGATATGGACACTGGCGAAATACGCATCGGAGTCCAAACAGTTACACTATCTGACCGACTAGACGAGTACAAGGGCGAGGTTTGGGTTAGACAGTACGATGGCAGAGTAACAAAGAAAATGATTGGAATTCTAGCAGAATTCCGTCGTGAATCGAAGGGTAAGCCGTACGAAAAGAATTACTGGCAGCTAGCAAAGTCGTTACTAGATTTTAGCTGGCTCCGCCCAAACAAGCGAGACGTATCGTCTTTGTTTTGTTCCGAATTAGTAGCTGAGTCTCTGCAAAGAATGGGGTTAATGACAAACGATTTACCGTCGAACGAGTTTACCCCTAGGGATTTCGAAGACGGCGGCCCATTTGAGAAATACTGGGCAAAGGGTGTAACATTTAAAAAGGCAGTACAACTAAAGTAGGGGTTAATTTGTAACCCCTAGATAATAGAGGATACAAATGAACATCGAAATTTATGGCAGACCCGGTTGCGGGTATTGCGTTCAAGCAAAGAAGGTGTGCGATGCTAATCAGTTATCGTACACCTATCTTGACCTTCAGACAGACCCAACACTAAAGGAATCTCTACAGGCACGTATGCCAGTCCCACTTAAAACAGTTCCTCAGATCTTCGTAGATGGAGAATATCTTCCTGGCGGCTATACTGGCTTGGTAGGATTTGTTCAAAATTTAGTATAGCCAGAGTTTAAGTTAAAAAGTATGTATACCGATAAATATATTTATGTTATGTAAATATGGTTGCGGCTCTGATGCCAAGTTCACTTTAAAAAACGGCACCCACTGTTGTTCGGCACACTCCTCCAGCTGTTCTGCATTGAAAGAAAAGAACAGTGCCATTAATACTGTTAGTTACCAGGATGGAAGAAAGCCATACGTGTATGCAGACCTACCACAGACTACTAAGGACAAGATGGCCTGGTCTAGGGGGAAAATTAAAACAACGAATGCTGAGGTGTTTGTGAAAAACAGCAGACATTCTAACGAAATGGTAAAGCAGCGTATTGTTTCTGATAATTTGCTAGGCGCATACGAGTGTTCGAAGTGTGGACTAGACGGTATGTGGCAAGGTGAGACAATTGTGCTAGACCTCGACCACATAAACGGCGACAATACAGATAATCGGCTTTTAAACCTTAGATACCTTTGTCCAAATTGTCATAGCCAGACTGATACATTTAAGGGTAGAAATAATACAGGTAAGACGAAAGTGTCCGACAAAGAACTGTTGACAGCTCTGAACGAGTGTGCTAACATACGACAAGCGTTAATTAGTGTAGGACTTGCTGCTAAGGGTGGCAACTACGAACGCGCTAAGAGATTATTGAAATAATGCTCAGGTGATGGAATTTGGTATACATAGCGTTCTTAAACAGCGCCGCCGCGAGGCATACGGGTTCGAGTCCCGTCCTGAGCACCACTATTAACAACACACAACACAAAGGAAATTATTATGTTTGCTGCAATTGGTGCATTTTTACTAGTCTGGTGGGTTCCGATATTTATCCTACTGGGTATTATCGCATTAGTCACAGAACACAACGAAGCACACGGCTGGACAGTATTTTTTACGATAGTTATGATGCTGGCAGCAGTATCGTTGCCGTCTGTAACTTGGACAATGATGGGCGTATTAGCAGTTGTCTGGGTTCCGATTGGTCTCGTGTGGTCACTGTGGCGCTGGAAGAAATATTGCGCTCATATCGTCAGCGAAGTGGCTAACGGCAAAATAATGGCCTCGTCCGGAAAACAAATGATTGATCCTCAGGAAGCCTTATCTAAAATTACCCAATGGGTTATTGCTTGGCCGTTTAGTCTGGTGGAATCGCTTATCGGCGACATTATTGATGCAGTACAGAATATGATTAAGGGAATCTTTAAGGCAACTTACGAGAAGATTTCCGCTAAGGCACTTGTGCAGATCGAATCTCTTAACAAGTGATCGACTACGATACACAAGTTAGTAACCTTCAGTCTCGGTTAGAACGGTACTTTAGCAATATCTGTCTAACCGAGCAGAAGCTCATCACGGAAGTAGAAGGTGTCCGACACGAAGGGCAGCTGATTTTTATTAACGACCCGTACAACCACGAGACCGACTACACAGAGCACCCTGTGTTACGATTTGTAGGGTGCAGGAGATATGATTACGATCCCTTAGGATTTGTGATAGGTGATTACGGGCTGTCTGTAAAAGTACGAGACTTTGTAGAAGTATATGTTAGTCATAATCCACTGTGGCACTACGCTAAGTTTATGGAACGCTTAGTATTGGAAACATACGACGAGCTTGCAGCACTAAAGGAAGAAGATCAGAAACATACGAGATTGATTCGTGAGATTAATAGTTCGACAAAGGTAAATTACGTTTAGAAGCGGAAGATACGGATACTTCAAGCCAAGCAGGAGGTACAGGTTCGATCCCTGTTGTCCAGATTAGATTTGGATATAGTGTAATGGACAGCACACCCGCCAGAAAACACGCCGTCCTTAATATTCTCTAAACACTTTAACAAAGGTAACACCATGGCGAAATCAAATACAGTAAAAAAGTCCAACACAATCGAGCTTGCGACAGAATTGTCGGAGGTGAGTCGTTGGATCAAGGGCGCTGTTGAAGAAGTTGAATTACTCGACGAGATGATCGAACGAAAGTGTGTTAGGGTTTCGATTGTCTCATCTAATTACAGCAACATCAATCGACTCTATGACATTACTGACCGTCTTCCCGACCCTGCCAAGCAGAGACTACTGAAACATTATCGTCGTGTTGTCAAGGAAGCAATTCTCGATGCAAAGATACGACAAGAAGAAATGGTTGCGTTGATCTCGAAGAGTTGACATGGCACACGCACTAGAATATATCCCTCGGGATATATTAGTACCGGAATATGTTTGCGGCAACCACAATGTCTTACTCGATCGCAGTTGGGCGATTACACCGTTGGTTAACTTAGTTAATGGATTAGACAACACCGACTCGCCTACGATGCAAACACACATACTAAACAGCTATTTGTATGAATACAATTTAGAACGACGACACGGAATTCATCATAAAATATATCACCGCATGGACCATAATATGTTCCAGGAAGAATTTTCGATGGCCTATGGATTTTGTAGCAAAGAAGACGAAACGGTGTTCGTGTTAAAGGGTAACAATTTTCGATTCGTTTTAGATATGTTTTTACACTGGTATAACGAGAGGAAACATGATGCGAAATCAGATAGAAGTTGACACTGAGGTTGTAGTCTTGCATTGTCAGTTTCTTATGCGCGGAGTTTGCACGAAAGTAAACGAAAAGACATACAAAGTAAAAGTTCCTGCCCAGCGACTGTTGGAAGAGTTTGAAAAGAATTTTTCCAAAGACCGTGTAGCGAGTATAGAAGATCGGTTTGCAGTAGTGTGGGATACGGACCGAGGACCGAACGGGTCTTATCGGATTGAATTTGACTTGTACGAAGGACACCACAACACGTATCAAGCGTGGGCCGAGCCGTACATGTACATTAAAGAAGACAATAAGGAGTTGTGACTACAATTGAGCCGGGTAGCGCCGGCGACGAGTTACTCCGGGCTGCATCCCGACGGGTTTCGAACAAACGTAGGAAGGCTTGTCACTTTCCCAGCTCCTTTTTTATAAAAAGTGCTTGACTTTGCACTTAACAGACGTTATAATGTGTCTGTTAAATAAATAAAGTTACTATTAGGAAGCGGTGTTGAGAGTTACTTCAATTTGCTGAAACCACAACTCTAAACGTTTATTCTCCTAATTTTTTCCAAAGGGTAGCAGGTTTTTCGGATACTTCTAACTGAGCGTAGTCCCTGATAAGGTAAGACTTATTATTACTACAGGTTGTTACAGCCGAATGTAACTGGTGTTTGACGAGATTCAAACTATTGTCTACGGTGAATTAGTAGATGGTTGTGGACGAGGAATTTCACAACGGTAGAACGAGACTCCGTTATGTCTGATGCCGAAATCGGTATTCTCCCTTTTTCTAAACAAGGTGCCCCTGGCACCTTTCACTAGTTTAACAGTACCAAACACACTTATTGATAGCAGATAAATTCTTCAAGAGGAAAACACAATGACCACTGTAAACACTACAAAGACAAAGGCTCCAAAAGTAACACTGGAAGCACACACTAATTTCGACGGCGGAGCATCTTTCGATGTAACTAACCCTTTGAACAAGCTTCGCATGATTGCGGCATCTTGTTTCTTTGGCGAACCGGCATATTATGTAGACGGAGGTATGAAATCTAAGGCAGGCAAGATTAATGCAGGGATCACTCCGACTGCAATGCAATACCTTGTTGATGTTTTGAAAGGCATTGTCACACCTCGTGAGACAAATGGTAAAACAACAGTCGATGTGATGGAAGAGGCTATAGACGCCGCCCTAAACTACGATGTTGAGGCAACTTTGCAACTGGCAGTAGCCTTGCGGAACGAAGATATGATTCGCACAACACCTCAGGTTATTATGGTGCGGGCAGCGAATCATCCGAATGCAAAAGGCACAGGATTAATTCGTAAGTATGCAAGTGATATCATCCGGCGCGGCGACGAACCGGCCGTACAGATGGCATACCAGATGAGCAAATACGGCAAGACAATCCCTAATGCTCTTAAGAAAGCGTGGAAGGATGTACTGGAAGGTCTAAATTCTTATCAGCTTGCTAAGTATCGCATGGAATCTCGTACAGTTAAGACAATTGACGTAGTTCGTATGGCTCATGCACACTCTGATGCGATTGACGAGCTTGTTTATAACAAGCTAAAGAACGAGCAAAATACCTGGGAGTCTTTGATTTCCGAACAGGGTTCTAATAAAGAGACATGGACAAAGGCGGTTGATTTGATGGGCCACATGGCTTTGTTACGTAACCTCCGTAATCTAAACGACAACGGTGTTAGCCACACACTATTTACTGACAAACTGATTGAAGGTGTAGCAAATGGTAAGCAATTGCCTTTCCGTTACTATACTGCATATCAGCAGTTACAAAATGCATCGGCGCCGTTAGCAATTCAGGCGGCAGTAGAGCGATGCATGGAAGAGTCCGTTGAGAATCTGCCACGATTCAATGGCCGTGTTGCTGCATTATGCGACAATAGCGGTTCTGCTCGCGGAACATTTACATCTAGCCAGGGTTCAGCGCAAGTGTCCACTATTGCAAACCTAACTGCGGTTCTTACGGGTATGGTTACAGAAGGAGAAGCGGCTGTTTATCCATTCGGCGATACTCTAAAGGAGGTGAAAATTGATCCTAACCGAGGAATTTTCGAGCAAATGGACAAGGTGCAAAAAGTAGGCGATAGTGTTGGCGGCGGCACCGAAACTGGCATCTGGCTATTCTGGGATAAGGCGATCAGAAATAAAGAACACTTTGATCATGTATTTGTGTACTCTGACATGCAAGCCGGTCACGGCGAGCTTTTCTGTAGAGAACAATATAAGCCATCCAAAGAATTCACATGGAAAGATCGAGGTAGCTATGGTCGCAGCTATGTGGATGTGCCTGCTCTAATTGCAGCATACCGCAAGGAAGTAAATCCGAATGTACAAGTGTATCTTGTACAGATGGCAGGATATAGCGATACTATTGTTCCTGAGATCTACGATAAGACTTACATACTAGGTGGTTGGTCGACGGGAATTCTTAGTTTTGCACATAAGGTTTCGTCGTTGAATCCGTAAAATAAAACTGCGAGCTTGTCTCGCAGTGATAAATACTGTTATAATGGAAGGTGAATTAGCTAGGAGCTAAGACTGCCTCGAAAACAGTTCGTGCCTTAACGGGCATGGGGATCGAGACCTCCGCCTTCCGCCACTAAGAGATAATAATGAGCGAAACAGTCCCTGCAATACTGCTAATGTGGTCTGGCGGCATATCCTCTACTGCATTGTTGGTGGATTTACTGACAGAGTCGAAGTATAAAGATCACGATATTATAGTACATCATGTACATTTTCTAGATTCTAGAAATAAAGCACTAGCTGAATCGATTGCATGTAAATCTGTAATTGATTATATTCAAGGCAAGAAAAAATACCGTAAGTTTTTCTTTGCTGAGAGTACAGTAGATACTAAGTTTATGATTCCGCCTAGATATTCGAGGAATGTTTTAGAATTAGATGCAGTTGCATTTATGGCAGCAAATATTGCAGCCGGAAATCCCGGAATAGATAGGGTAGTTTTTGGAACAACAAAAACAGATATCGACGAAAACGACTCATATCGACGTTTGTTAGAGAAAGCTAGCAAGATATTCGAGTCGTCTGTTCAGTTGTCAGATCATTCTCCGTCGCTGTCGCTCGAATTTCCGTATGCCGATTTGACCATGAAGCAAGCATATACATTATTACCGACACCTATTCGTAGGAAAGTAGTGTCTTGTATTACACCGAAATACCCTGCAAAAGATGCATTTAAGTCGTGTGGTAAGTGTTACAAATGCAAGTATCGGAAAATATCATCGGTTACTTTATAAATACAACACCGTACGACGTTTAAGGTAAAGAGACATCGGTGCTAGCACCGCTCAGTGATGTACGTCTAGCGAAAACCTTAGAAAATCTTAAAGTCTCCAGTGTGGGGGAAGCGGTGACCCCCACTTTACGCCCTCCGTCCCCGAAGTGCCCTCCTAAGGCACCGGCTTAAAACTCGGGAAGGATGCCAATGGGTTCGATTCCCTCGGAGGGCACCATCTTCCTAAATTTCCTATTCTAGCTTTAGACGATAAATACACATAATTAAGTTATTATGGAGTATTAATATGGGTCTAATATTATCAGGGGTAGAATTGCAAGGGCCGACACTGCTGGCCGGAGCACAAACTTTCCTCGAACTAACAGATACCCCTTCATCTTACGCCGGTTCTGGCGGATATTACCTAACTGTAAATGTAACCGAGGACGGTGTTGTTTTTACACAGTCGAATCCGACGGGATTACAGGCAGTTGAAGATGACCCGCTACCTGTTTTAGGCGGACCACTAAACACAAACGGATATGATATCTTTACATCGACCGGTACTAACCAAGATATTGTTATTGCACCGGACGGCACAGGTGAAGTTATTATGGGAGGCCTAGGGCAACCGGGCATTCTATCATCTGATACTGCCCAGCCGTTGACAGTTGAAGCAGACACGGTATTAACACTTCAGTCGTTAGGCGATGTTGTGATACAAGGACTGACATGGCCGAATGTAGATGGCATCGCTGGCCAAGCACTCACTACAGATGGATCCGGCAATTTGCAGTGGGGCGCCGGAGGGACATATTTGACCGCAGTAGTAGACGACCCTTCGCCACAGTTAGGCGGCAATTTAGACGTAAATGGTCACAACATCGTAAGTGTTACTGCCAACCAAGATATTAAAATAATACCAAACGGAAATGGATCAGTTATTATCGGTTCAACTCCGGTTCCTGGTAAAATTAAAGCAAACGTAGGACAGTCTCTTTTTCTTAACGCAGACGGGGATTTGCTAATACAAAATAATGTATACCCGAAAGTATTCGGAACCGCTGGCCAGGTACTAACTACAAACGGTATCGGGGTGTTGTATTGGTCTACCCCGAGCGGCGGAACAGGCAATGTTACCTCTGTGTTTGGTCGTACTGGTGTTGTTGTTGCGGAAGCAGGCGACTATTCTGCCTTTTATTTAGAAGATTTAGTCGACGACACTACTCCGCAACTAGGCGGCAATTTAGACGTAAATGGTTCTGCTATTATTACTGCTCCTGGCTCCGGGGCCGACATTAATCTTATTCCAGACAACGGCGGTGAAGTTATTTTTGGTAACACCGGCGCCCCAGCCGTATTGTCCACTGATGTAGGACAGTCTCTTTATATTGATCCTGATGTAGATCTAATTCTATTAGGACAAACATGGCCAAGTACCGACGGCACAGCAGGTCAGGTTTTGTCTACTGATGGATCTGGTAACTTATCTTGGATAACAGGTGGCGGCGGTGGATCTGGATGGGACGGCGTGTCAGGCGCATCGCCTGCACTAGGCGGCAACTTAACAACAGATGGGTTTGCATTGATCACATCACCTGGCAGCAACGCCGACGTCACTATAATACCAGACGGAACTGGCGCCCTGTCAATCGGCACACCAGGAGCAGCCGGCGTGATATCATCAGCAGCAGGCGAGTCGCTAACAATCGAATCTGGTGCAGATATAAGTCTTATTCCAGACACTGCTGGCACAGTGATTGTCGGAAACGCCGGAGCAGATGGCGTAATCGAATCTGATGTTGGCCAAGCATTATATGTACAATCCGACACATCATTATTTTTAAATAATCAAGAATGGCCGCTGGCAGATGGTACCGTTGGCCAGGCACTAACAACAGATGGCGCCGGAACACTTTCGTGGACTACTATAAGTGCAGGCGGCGCAGTTGATTCTGTGTTTGGTCGTACCGGTGTTGTTGTTGCAGAAGTAGGAGATTACTCGGCATTTTATCTGCAAGACGTAGTCGACGACACTACTCCGCAACTCGGCGGAGATTTAGACGTAAACGGATTTTCGATAGTCACGGCTGCCGGATCCGATGCAGATATTAATTTAGTACCAGACGGACTAGGAGCAGTTGTTTGCGGATTTTCCGGCAATGGTGCAATTGTATCGGACCCGGGCGAAAATCTAAGTATAACAGCCGGCGCAACTTTAATTCTACAGAACCTTGCGTGGCCATCTGCAGACGGTGCTGCTAATAACGCACTTGTTACTGATGGTCTCGGAACACTGTCGTTTGCAGCAATAGCAACAGCGGCGCAGGGTGCTTTGGCAGATACTTCGTTGCAGCCAGTTGACAGGATTTATGTTAATGTGAAAGACTTTGGCGCAACAGGCAACGGTAGCACAGATGACAGAGCAGCAATTCAGACAGCAATTAACTCTGTATCCGCTACGGGCGGCACAGTGTTCTTTCCGACGGGCACATATAACATCGGCGCAGAACTTGACGTAGATTATTTCGGTATTCACTTATTAGGAGCCGGTGTAGATGCTACGGTTATTAGGAACACTAGTACAACAGCACATAGTTTTAATGTTGGTGATAATATTAGATACATTTCTATAGATAGTATGTCTATAACTTCTTCAGTAACTAAAACAGCAGGCGCCGGCATTTATTCCGATGCTGCTTCAAATGGGCAGTACCAACGTCTTAGAATCGATAAGCACACTTACGGAATACACATTACTAATGCAGTTGTGCTAGCAATAACTGATGTTGAAATAAACGACACAGTTTTTGTTGCAGCCAATTCCGCTTGCATACGAATCGATGCCGGTAATGATATTTTTGTTACACGGGTTGTAACTGACAACACCGGGACAGAGCCTTATGCAGGGTGCTGGATACGTGGAACAGGCGCTGTTTGGATGACAGACTGTGACTTTATCAAGAGCGGACACGGGATGCTTATGACAGCTGACCTCGGCGAGATAAGCTGGTGCTTTGTTAATCAGTGTGCATTTGATTCTTCTGTAAGCGGACACGGGATTTATATTGCCGGCGGTGACAATGCAATTAAGGGGTGCAACTTCTCGGATTGCTGGACAGCCAGTAATGGCGGAAGCGGCATCTTTATTGAGCAATACGGCACAGGATCCATCGATGGTATACAGATACTAGGGCATCGTTCGTATAATAACACTGTTGACGGGTATACGGTTGCTAATAGTGTTGTTGGAGTAACACTGCCAGTTAATGTTACAATCGATGCCTCTGTGGCTTCCGGTAACAGTAATAATGGAGTAGCAATACATAAGGACATAAGTGACTTTTCTATCCGCAACGGCACATTTAGACCTATGTCGGGATTTTCTAACACCCAGACGCACGGTATATGGATAGACGCTGGTGTTGGCGACGGCTATATGGTTACAAATAATAATGTCCGTGGTAACATATCTACCGGGTTCACTGATAGTGCAACCGGACTTAACAAGGTAGTTGGTTTCAACTTATCTTAAGAAATAGTATTATAATTAGGGGCAAACATGGCATTAATAGTAACAGGGCAAACAGTAACAAGAACCGGAGTAGGTCTTGCATTTACGGGTCTAACGGATACTCCGGTAGATTACACTGGCGCAGCAAACCAAGCAGTAGTAGTAAACGCTACTGAAGATGGATTAATATTTGTGCCAGCAGCTGGCGGCGCCGTTGATTCTGTATTTGGCCGCGCCGGCGTCGTTGTTGCAGAAGATGGCGACTATAGTATCGGACAAATGAGCGATGTAGATATCACTACTACTCCACCTACCGTTGGACAATTTTTAGAATGGGACGGGACTAACTTTGTACCTTCGTCTACAGTTGGTGTAGTTGATTCTGTATTTGGTCGTACGGGTGTTATCGTTGCAGAGGAAAGTGACTATTCTGCATTTTACGCATCTGAATCACAAGGAATACTAGCAGATAGCGCACTACAACCAAACGATAATGTAAGCTCCTTAATTAATGACGCAAATTATACAGCACTCGGCGATAATATATCAGTTTTCACAAACGATGCGGGCTATATTACGCTTGCTGAAGTTCCAGCTGCACTAGTATCGAGCGTATTTGGCCGGGCCGGTAATGTTGTTGCATTGCCCGGCGACTATTCTGCATATTATGCAACAGTAGCACAGGGTACCTTAGCAGACAGCGCACTTCAGCCCGGCGACGATATCTCCGAATTAGTAAACGATGCTGGCTATATTACATCAGCATCTGTACCAGTCGACAGCGTAGACGGCAGGACCGGTGTAGTTACATTAGATGACTTATATGCAACAGCAGCACAAGGAACGTTAGCAGACAGCGCACTACAAGCAGGCGACAATGTAGGTGATTTATTAAATGACGTTGGGTATGTTACAGCCACCACTGCTCCTGTTACTACTGTGTTTGGACGATCCGGTATTGTTGTTGCGGAGGAAGGTGACTACGACTTAGATCAATTAGGCGATGTGGTTATAACGTCTGTTGCAAACGCCGATAGATTAGTTTACAACACAACAGCAGCAGCATGGGAAAATAAAGCGCCGACCGTAGTCAGTGTAGTTGATTTTGGTGCAGTCGGCGACGGAGTAACAGACGATAGCGCCGCGTTTCAAAATGCAATTGATTATCTTGGTGCCAACGGCGGCATGGTATCTATACCGACCGAAGGTACATGGTTTATAGATTCGTCGCTTGATGTTAAGAGAAATGTATCGCTCGTAAGACAAGCCGGCGCCCCTATTGTTAGAAACTTTGGATTGTCGGGTACAAAACCTGCCTGGGCTGGATTACTTTACCTAGGTACCGGTGTGCAGATTACTGTTCGAGAGAACGCATCACTATACGGATTTACATTACTCAATAATGATCTAGCATATCCGGTTGTCGACACAAGCGATTTTGCAGGAACTGCAATTTACTTAGACGGACCCAACCTCGGCCAAGCATCGCATGATGTGAAGGTACACAACGTTAACATTTTAGGATTTGCTCAGGCACTAGATACAGTCGGCGCTGATAAAACTAATCGTGTTTGGTTACGAGACATCAAATTCGATTGTCTATCTGGCATAAGATTAGAGACAACAGGCGACCGACCATTAGTAGAAAATTGTCACGGCTGGCCTTTCCTAACAGCAGGAAACCCCACAACAGGTATTAACTATCGAAGCGGCATCGCGTTTGAGATGGTAGACAATGTCGACTGGGTACAATTAGTTGATTGTTTGTGCTATCACTATCAGATTGGTTATAGCTTAAACGGAACATCAACTGCAACATTGCAAAATTGTCAAAGTGACGCCGATGCAAACGACCCGACAAACGTAACAGGTACAGGTTTCTATGTATCTGGCTCAGCAAAAAGAATTAGACTATTGGGTTGCACCGCATTCTCTAAACAGAATCCATACTTAATCTCGACTACTGCAACAGGAGTTGACACACTGCCTGTGTTAATTGAAGGATGTGCAACATGGCACGTAACTAGCGGAGCAATCGTAACGGTTACTTCGGGTGATGTTACTGTTTCGAACTGCATGTTTAGTGATTGGGACTACGCTATTAGACGTGAGTCGAGTGCAGGAACTGTTTCTGTAAATGGCAACTCTTTCAGAAACATAGGCACCGCAGTAATGACAAACGATGCCGCTGTTGTAAAAACCGATGGCTGGATAGTCGGCAATAATACATACTCCGATTGTACTCGTATATCAGATGCTTCGCCGAACCTGCCCTCTTTCCCTATACTAGCATCAGCAGCAACAGTCAGTGTTGTTGATTTTGCAAGTGTAATTCGAATAACCGGGACAACACAAATCGATGATATAAATATAGCAACTGTTCCTATGGGCGTTCCGTTTACTTTATTGTTTACTAGTGCGGTTACTGTAAGTAATACCGGAAATATAAACTTGTCCGGCTCCACGTCTCAGGGATTTACTGCAAATTCAGCGTTGACATTAGTTAGCGACGGCACCGCTATTTACGAGATATCAAGGACGGTACAGTAATATGGGTGTTAGACTAACAGGCAAAGTGACATTAGAAAATAATGTCAGAATAAAACCAGGATTTACAATTAATTTTCCGACCAGCCCGATCGTTGCTGAGGAAATTTTTAAAGCAAACTATACAGGCGGTCCGTCGAACAGACTAGGCAGCACAGAGTCTATCTTCAATATACACGAAAATTATATGCTTGCATTTGCTGGACTCAACCCGACTAGTAATCGTATAGAAACATTCGTTAGTGATGACTATGGCGATACCTTCACAAAGGGTGCAGACTATCCGACTCTTGGTGCCGGATACCCGAGAAATCAACCGCCCGCCCCGAATAGGGCAGTGTGGTATAATGGCGGGTGGTTATTGTATGCATACTGGGCCGATAACAGAGTAAGTGCAAGATATACCACAGACCCCATGGCAACAGTATGGTCGAATAACTATCCCTGGCCGCGATTTCCGGTTACTAATGACACCACATATAATTATGGTTATTATGGGTTTCAGTTAGACGGCAACGGAAACTTTGTGCATTTTTCTCGACTAGTAAACGGAAACAACGTAGGTATTATGCGTCGTGATATAAACACCGGCGTTATATTGGACTCTTTAGTAGTGGAGCCAATTACTAATAGTTCGAATTTACAAAAACTAGGAAACGGCAATTACCTTGCATTCGTAGGCTCGAAGATGTATTACATCGATAACAACATGACAACAGCATTGCTGAGCCAAGATACTAGAACAGGGTCTCTGTGCTATCCGGCAACAAACGACACTGCCTTAGTAATAGGAACCGGTGGGTCATACAGAGGACGAGTATATCAGTGGACTGCTCCACAAACAGCAGCCCCGTATCCGGAAATAACATTAAATGGAAATTTATTGACTAATAGCACACGTTTAGCTAAAAAGTCTTATATGTGGCTTGCTGGTAGTTTTACAAGTTCAGTAAATGCGAGACTTTGGTATTCTACAGATCCAGCAGGAACCACATTTTCTAGCACATACGTAGATCTTGTTTTACCGTCGACTCCGCAGTCGACCTCCCCGGGCGCTGCCGATTGTTATATAAAGCCAGGGCACGATAACTGGTGGTATGGATCTTATAAAGAAAACTCGACGAGCAAAATAGTGTTATTTAGATTTCAGTTTGAAACAACATCGGGCAATCCACCCGAATAAGATTTGAGGAGTTAATGTGAGTGTTAGACTAACAGGCAAAGTGACATTAGAGAACAATGTCAGAATAAAACCGGGATTTACAATTAATTTTCCGACTGGTCCAATTGTCGCTGAGGAAATATTAAGAGGATCGAACGTCTGGAATAATCCCGGTTGGTACCCGGACCCGAGTGCCATATTCGAAGTTGACGGACAGAATGTGATTGCTTTTCCCGAGTGGGGACCCGGCAATGCATATGGTCCGGATTTTAATACATACATTAGTTCGGATGGTGGAGATACCTGGACAAATGAAGGCCCGTATCCGCCGGCTAATATGGTCAATGTTGGGGTTAAAAATAATTCTCCTTCTAAGATTATTAGAGACGGCAATAAGTGGCAATTATTTACCTATTGGGATCCGAACAGAGCATCGGCAAGATATACATTTGATACAGCATGGAGTTCGTCATACCCCGATGCGCTTTCCCCGACTATTAATACCGCGTCTAATTTATATGATCCACGTGCGTTCGATTTAGACGGGGGAGACAACTGTGTGCAAGTAGCTAGACAAGTATATGACCCCAACAGCGCAAGTAATAATTTTGTTGGCTTGCAAAGAAAGAATATTTACACTGGTGTATTTTTGGATCTGCTGCCATTACAGATTGCATCAAACGGTGTTGGTTTGACTAAAATGAACGACGGTAGTTATTTTTGTTTGGTGCAGAATGCGACCGATATTAAAGTTTTTTACGTCGACCCAACTATGACAACATTTACTACAAGTACCACTCCTGCAATAGCCGCGACGCAGATGTTTTTGTCTAATAAAAATGACACCTCATTGTTTGTTGTATCTAACGGAGCCGTGTTGCAGTGGAAAAACCCAACTTCACCGACATTTACGCCTGTTACGTTGAGTGGTAATTATAACGTAGTTACTCGACTGGGCAGAAAGTCTTACATGTGGCTGGCGGCAAGTATGACACAAAACCAGACTGCTAGACTTTGGTATTCGACTGATGCAGACGGAAGCACTTTTTCTGCAAGTTATGTAGAACTTACATTACCCTCTACTCCGGCATCCGGCGCACCGTGGAGTTATATAAAGCCAGGCCCGGATAATTGGTGGTATGGCTGTTATCGAGAAAACGGCACAAATTTAGAAGTAATATTTAGATTTCAGTTTGAAACAACATCGGGCAATCCGCCACCTTAACAAAATAAGATAAATAATAGAAATAAATATTCCCTTGGGAGAAAAAAATGACAGTTATAGTATCAGGAACATTAATCACAAAAAGCGGTGGTCTAGCCTTTACTGGCTTAAACGACACCCCGTCTAGTTACACCGGGGAAGCTGGTAAGGTAGTAGCAGTAAACGGCGCAGAATCCGGATTGGAGTTTGTTGACCCTACTGCCGGTTCTGAAATTTGGTTAACTAACAATATTACATATACTGTAGGTTCTACTCCGGGGAACGATTTTGCAACATTAGATGACGCAATTATTTATATAAATTCTAATCCGATTGGCGCTGGCAATGCCTCGTCGACATATGCAGACACTCGCATACCACGATATACCCTACAGTTAGACGACGGAGTACATCTACCTGGCGCACCAAACGGATACTGGCGCCTCGAAGGCGTCACAGCACAAGTTTCTATTAGGGGAAGCGGCTCGGCTAATTGTACAATTGGTTCTAAAGCAATACCTTCTTTTTTTAATGTTAGTGGTTGTTATAATGTTCGATTTGAGGATGTTACTATTGCGGGATTTTTATACTCGATGAACGGGTCGTCGGTTATACTCGGCTGGGACACTTTCGATGTTGCTGCACCAGAGGCGAGTATGTGGGCATATGAAGGTATTATTAGAGCACAAGAATCGATTACAGTAGAATCGATTGGATTAAGCTACGGCGGGCAGTGGACCGGATTTAACCAGTTAACTGTTACAGATTATATCGTAATGTCATTCAGCGCAACCTTTGATCAGTGGGTCACCCAAACCCCCGGCCCGGGCCTTACATTAGTAGGTCGTGCGACGACCACAAACGGATCCGCTGGTATCAATCTGAAAGCAGGGTGCAGAATGAATATAGACGGCAGTGTGGTAATATCGGGCGGTGTTGCCGGAAGCACAGGTTTTAGGCTCGACTCCGGCTCCGTTGTTAATGCAAAAGGCGGCATAGTAGACACCTCTTCTTACGATTCTTTAGCAAACATTCCGATCGGTGAATTACAACCGGATGGTACTGGAATCTACGACGGAACAACTGCGACTAATACAACAGCAGTATTCGCAGGCGCTGGCACTTCTGCTAATGTGCCCGATCCAGGCACCTCTACTGGTCTCTTCCTGAAAGACGACGGCACATGGGCCGCAGCTGGTGGCGCCGGGGCAGTTGATTCCGTGTTCGGTCGTACAGGTGTAGTTGTTGCAGAAGCGGGCGATTATGCAGGGATATATCTCGAACCATTTACTGCTGATGTGACATATACTGTCGGTCCCGATGGTGGTACACCAGGAACATACGATTTTGATTCGCTTGCCGATGCATTGGCATACGTAATAAATCGCAACTTAGGTACCGGTCTTAGCCCATCTGCCAACGGGCTCCGCCCGCCTATTGTAACGCTAGAGTTACAAGCAGGAACGCACACCGGTGGTACCCAATTGCGTGTAAGCAACTTGAATGTATATTTGTCGATCAAAGGCCCAGATTCGACTACAACTACAGTAACCGCCGATTATTTTGTATTTAATAGCTGTGTTAATGTTCGCCTAGATGGGTTTAAGTTTGTCGGTGTTATCCAGAACTCCGGCAGCGATATGTTGTTAGCATGGGACACCGGCGACTTAGATCTAAGCGAGTGCCGGTATTGGTCAGCATTTCATAACGGATATGTGCGTGTACAGCAACCAACTACGTTCCAGAGCATAGGCCTCGAAGGCGGTGATTTTGTAGCCTTCAACACTATAACTATGAGTGCCGCCAACGATACTAGAGTCATAGAAACAATTAACAACACCAAGATGACCATCATCGGCAATTTGGTTCTAGATTTAACTAATAGAACGACGACATTACCACCTGTTGTATCGTTTGTAGGTAGCACCTTATCTATCGACGGCGATGTAACATCCTCAGGAGGAGCTACAGCACCGTCGATGTTTGATGCATATTTAGGAGGACAGATACAAGTAAGCGGAACTATAACACAGGGTAATGCTACAGCCATTGCACCTTTCCCACTCGGACAGCTACAAGCAGACGGATCGGCGATTTACGATAGTGTTACATTGACGTCAACACAAACTGGCGGTGGTGGTGGAGCAGGCACGGGAATTATCACCTATGCTTTACCTGCAGATTACGCTACTGTAGAATTGGCACTGGCCGCCGCAAAAACATCCGGCGCACAGAAAGTAATTTTACAGATTACAGGAACTCAAACATTAGCATCCGATATTCAGTGGTGGGACGATGACTGGCCTGATTTAGAGTTCGTAGGCGGCACACTTATCGGGGATAGCACCGTACAAAATATTTGGTTTTATAATGCCAACTCGAAAATATTATTTAACAGTATAAGTCTTCGTAACATATCTCTTGCGGTAGATAATGCATGTGAGTGTGTTATGTACAACGTAACACTATTAAGCGGCGGAGCTAACTTTACATATCCAGAGGTATATCTAAATAATTCTGCGAAGATGATAATAACCAATATGTCGGGTAGATTTTCTCAAGTTACACTGACTGGTGCTGCAACACTAATTGCATCTGATAATTTTGATCTAGACACAGTCGACCAGGCCGGAACGGTTATGTCTATGTCCGACGCATCCAGGGCTATAATATCAGGATCAATCGGTATAACATCAACAACCAACACATCGGGCAATGTTATTACGTGCGGCGACCAAAGTTCGTTGCAGTGTTCTGGGATAACAGCAGGCGGTCAAACTGGCGGCACAATATTAACTGTAACTGAGATTGCAACTGCAACAGTTGGAACAATCACGCCCGGCAGCGCAACAGCATCATCGCCTGCAGCTACAGCTAAGTCGCCTACGGTTTACTCGTAATGAAGATATTGGCGGCTTTATTGGTAATGTGTTGCATGATTTCACATGCAGCAGCCGAAACCGCCATACTTACTGTGCCTGGCGACTACGACACTGTGGATCTTGCAGTTAGGGTAGCGAAAGACTCTCTTGTGTCTAAGGTTATCATTTATGCACCAGACCAAACCTGGGACATAGGTGGCAAAAGCATACAATGGTACGAACAGTCGTCGCCCGAGTTAGTCATATTGGGCGACGGTGTCGACCACCCTGTGCTAATAGACGGCAAAGGCGGCGAGCTATTGTGGGAAACTGGAAGTGTTACGTTGCAATATGTCGATGTGCAAGATGTAAGGATTCTTCTTTACGGTAACGCTAAATTTACTACGTTAGCTAATGTAGATTTCCTACATACACCTAATGGCACCTTTCCCTATCCACGGCTTTACATGGAAGGATCGGCAGTATGCGACCTAACATTAAATGCCGGCGGCCTAAGTCAGTTGGTTATGAACGATATCGCGGAACTTAGATCTGCAACTAATTTGAAAATTTATTCAAGTGATGTATTGATAAAAGATAATGCAGTCGTTGTTGTAGCCGGAGACGTAATGTACGATGAGTGAATACGGGAGAGGAAACCGTAAACACATGATGGCAGTTGCACAAAAGAAACCCAGAGTGCAACGTGCTATCGACAATCTCGAAAATTTAAGTGAAGAGGAGATTGATAATCTTCCTGATACCCCCGGCTGGATCCGTAAAGAATTAAAATCCCTCAAAAACGAAACCCGAAAGCGCGAAGCAGGATATCTTACTCCCGAAGAGATTGCTGCGATTATGATATCTAAATCTCAAGCTTGACACCTACGTGATGTTTTGCTATAATTGTCACAAATTGTAGCAAGGCAGTGTTATGAATTTCAAAAAAGGTGTGTTCCGATTTTTAGATGAGACTGAAGAACTTCGCCACGACGATTTAGGACGACCTCTGTATTTCGTGTCTGATCTCGGCTGGGGCGATTCTAAACTGGAAGGAGATTATACCTGCTTGCGTTGGACGCCTATTTCAAAACTGTTGCCCGCCTGGGTCGGCCAGACGCTACTCGATCTGCACAACTTTCCGGACCGAGATAACGGCCCTTACCAACAGGCGTTTGAAGTAATGAGGAGAATAGCATGAAGAAGATACTTTATCTTGACATGGACAATGTACTGGTAGATTTCGACTCTGGAATTGCACAGTGTGACCAACATGTACTAGAAAAGTACGAAGGTCGATACGACGAGATACCCGGCATATTTTCTTTAATGCACCCGATGCCCGGCGCAATCCGTGCATTCGACGCACTTGCAGACAAGTTCGATACTTATATACTTTCTACATCGCCCTGGGAAAATGAATATGCTCTAGTTGCTAAATTGCAGTGGGTAAAATTCTTCCTCGGAGACAAAGCATACAAGCGTCTTATTCTTACCCACCACAAAAATCTTAACTGTGGTCACTTTCTTGTCGATGATCGAACAAAGAATGGCGCAAGCGAATTTGTCGGCGAGCACATACACTTTGGTACTGAGAAATTTCCAGACTGGGAGTCCGTTACCGAGTATCTGTTAGCGAGAGCATAACATGGCATATGTTCAGATGGACGGTTCGTATCGCCCCCGCTCTAAAAAAGAGCGCGATCGTATTCGCGCTCGACGCCTTGCAGAACGACAAGGTAAAAAGACACGCGAAAGTATACCTCCCGTGAATAAATTTCCCTCCTATTCAGTTCCCGATCGAAACGTCGGCCTCAATATCTGTTCTGGTGCAACTATAGATCCAAAACCTAAGTCAGCCGAGCAAAAGCGATACGAGGGCGAAATGGCTGAACGTGAACGTATTGCCCAGGAAGAAGTACAAAGGAAGAAGAAGTGTATTGCACCTGCATACAATAAAGGTGCTTATCAATACATAGGTTCCGAAGAGCAAGCAAAGTGGGTTGGTAAGTAGAAAATACCGTATCTAATATATTTGTGTGAACTGCCGCACACTTTAGATGGAAACACTTTGGCAAATATGAATTTTCAATGTTAAACTATCCAGACTGTACATACCAATGGTGGTGTGTGCTGAATATCTATAGATATAGAGGTAGTGAATATGAAAAATCAAAGTAAACTGTTTGCTGTGGCCGCAGCATTTCTGTTTAGCGTATCCCTGTTTGCGACCCCGCAAGCATATGCAAAAAACGACTGTGGTAATAACGGCAACAACTGTCAAGGCCCACAGGGCGAAATTGGCCCGCCCGGACCACAAGGCCCACAGGGCGAAGTCGGACCACAAGGCCCACAGGGCATCCCAGGTGCGCCTGCTGATCAAGCCGAGATCGACGCTTTGCGTATACGTATTGAGCAGGTAAACGACGAAGATCAGCGCCTGGTCGACGGACATTACGATTCGAACTCACAGACGCTGAAGCTTTACACCCAAGATATGGTACCTGGCGCCGATGGTGATATCTCCAGACGCGAAGTAGCAGTAGACCTTAGTGCTCTCCAGGGCCAAGACGGCGCCCAGGGCGAGAAAGGTGACAAGGGTGACAAGGGCGATACCGGTGCCCAGGGCGAGAAAGGCGATAAAGGCGACAAAGGCGACAAGGGCGAGAAAGGCGATACTGGTGCAACTGGAGCCCAGGGCGAGAAAGGTGACAAGGGTGATACTGGTGCAACTGGAGCCAAAGGCGACAAGGGCGATACCGGTTCTCAGGGTAGCGCAGGCTCAGCTGGATCGCACGGAGCCAAAGGCGACAAGGGTGATACTGGTGCAACCGGAGATTCGGCATACGAAGTGGCAGTAAAAAATGGCTACGAAGGCACCGAAGAAGAATGGACTGCATCGCTCAAGGGTGACAAAGGCGACAAGGGTGACAAAGGCGACAAGGGTGACAAGGGTGATCAAGGTGCTCCTGCCGAGTTTACCGATGCACAAAAAGCCGAAATTAGCAGCGCCCTCGACGAAGCCTTGAAGGCTCAGAAGATGAACGACAACCTGCAGAAAGAGTATCAGCGCGGTATGTCCATGGCAGCAGCACTTGCTGGCCTACCACAGGCATACGGTGTTGGTAAGACTCAAGTCAGCGCAGGCCTTGGTGAGTACAAAGGCGAAACTGGCGTTGCAGTGGGTGTGTCATTCCGTTCGACTGAGAAGGTTGTATTCAAGTTTGGTGCAGCAGGCTCAACTAGTGGCGGAGACGGCGTATTTAACGCAGCAGTTGGTTACGAGTTTTAATAGTAGCTAACCGGTACTAACAGAAAGGAGCTTCGGCTCCTTTCTTGGTGACTACATACTCAGGAGAGCATTATGGGCGGCACAGTACAATTAGGTTTAAGATCGTCGGACGGAAAATCTAGGGGTGTAGAATCTTATACGTCGTCTATAAGTGCCTTTTTTGATAACGACCGATTTATCGAAGAAGACATTTTTCATGTGGCAGACTTTTTTGTCGATCAGTGCGACCCCAGCATGAAACTGATCATACCGAATTGTTACGGACTAGTGTTCGGGGATCATCTCACAAAGAAAATACACTCCGTTCAAGGATATACCTCGTTGATGTCTTTTAGTTCAACTAGACTAGCACTACACCTAAGCGATTCTGTTTCGACGGGTAGTTCGATTGTGGAGCAAGAAAATTATCTCGATTGCGTTCGGTTCAGGAGGCTGTTTGATAAAGGTTACATTACGCAGATTGCAAAGTGGAAGGAAAATGGTTATGTTTTTGTAGACCTCGATTCCAGCCTAACATGTGATCGGATATTCGACGAGATTACAGACGCGCTTCAGGAAGGCCGCAGGCCAACTATTGTAGACTATATCGTCGATTCGGGGTACACAATAATTAATTATCAGGAAACATCTGCAGGTTACCGACAGTTCCGAGATAACCTTATCTCGGACGGCATAGAGTTAACAGATGAAGAGTTACACGTATGGGAAAATAGTATAAAAGACTTCGCAGAAGATGAAGATGAATACGAAGAATTGTATAGCGAGGCCCAGGCCACAAATGTGTACGAGCCCGATCCCTATACACCGGTCTTACTCGATTGACATTGTGCGAATGCCTGTGTTAGTATAGAACTTCTGTAAACAACAAGGCACAGTTATGGAAAATTTCTTTTTATTATTGCTCATTCCGGTTATCTGGGCTCTTATAGCACGACTAATCTTTAAGACGACGATCACTTGGAAAGAAATGGGATTGCAGATTCTTGCATCTATTGTGGTTGTTGGTGTTGTATACGGCGCTGGCATGTACAATCAGACTGCTGATTTCGAAGTGTGGAACGGAAAGATTACCGAGAAGGTCCGTGAACACGGATCGTACATTAGATCTTATAGATGCAATTGTGTTACTACTTGCACTGGCTCGGGAAATAGCAGAACGTGTTCGGAAACATGCCAAACATGTTACGAAAACCACTATACTGTTGACTGGTTTGTAAAATCCACAATTGGTAATATCGGCATTAAGAGCCTAGATCGTACGAGTCGATCAGTTTACGACACACTAGACCCAGCAGCATATACCGAAGCCTACGTCGGCGAAGGTTGTGCAGCAACCCGCCCCTATAAAAATTATATCAAGGCTGTTCCTGAAAGTTTGTTTAATGATGCAGACATTGCTGCCGATGCAGAGTTTGCTCCGCTTATCCCGCCCTACCCTAAGATACACAGTTTCTACAAAATAAATAGGGTGTTGGCAATGGGTGTTCCTGTAAAAAGCGTAGATAAATGGGACCTGCACCTGCGGGATAGACTACGAGCTATAGGACCTGCGAAACAGGCTAATATTATCCTGATTCTGGTGAATACTCCAGATCAAAGCTACCGTTATTCCTTAGAGCGCGCCTGGCTAGGAGGCAAGAAGAATGATGTGATTGTGATTATGGGAGTACCGGACTATCCGGCTATTTCTTGGGTAGATACAATTACACTGGGATCTAATAGCGGCAACGAACTTATGACAGTAATGATGCGAGACAACATCATGGCGCTTGAAACTGTCGATGATTATGTAGAAGTGATCGATACAATAGCAGGCACTGTCGAGGGGCATTTTGATAGAAAATCTATGGAAGATTTTAAATATCTCGAAGACGAGATAGAACCCCCGACCTGGGTAATCGGACTCGCGATAGGATTATCGATACTTATCAGTATCGGATTGACTTTGTACTTTCATTTGCAGGATCCGTTTGGTGATCACAGGTACGGTTATCGTCGTCCGACTTCGTTTAGAAGACGCTTCCGAAGATAATAGTTGACATTAGTAGCTGAACAGTTATAATACACACTCATATCACAACACAACACAACTACGAGGAATCGCAAATGAAGAAGCAAAACGGAAGTTCGACAATAGCACTAATTGTAATACTCTGCATTATTGCAGTTATTGTTGGTGTGTGTTCGGTATCCTTTGTTGTTAATTACAACTATGGCAATCGTGCTGAGAAGGAAATTACCGCAGCATGGGAGAATAATGAAAACATCCTAGCAACTTATTCCCAAAAGATTATGGAACTTGCACAGATTCCTGCAATGTACAAAGACGATGTACTAGACGTGTACACTAAGTCTATTACTGCTCGTTACGGAGAAGATGGATCGGACGCAATGATGCAGTGGATAAAAGAGCAAAATCCCAACCTTGATTCAGGAATTTATAAAACTATACAAACCGAAATGATTGTCGGTCGTAATAAGTTCGAAAGCGCACAAACCAAGCTAGTCGACCTGAAACGAGGATACGAAACTAACCTAGGATATCTATGGAAAGGCTTTTGGCTTACTGTTGCAGGATATCCGAAAATCAACCTCGATGACTACGATATCATCTCCAGCGGTCACGCCCAGGATGTATTTGAATCAGGTGTTGATAACGGTATTCAAATAAATAGATAAATACCTTTATGAAGATAAAGGAACTGTTAACAGAAAAAGATCTACTAGGTGTTCCTACTCCGTCTCCTGAGCAAGTTGCAAAGAAGCACGGAGTAGACCTTGACTCGATTCTGAATCAACTCGCACTAGGCATAAAAGTCGAACACGAGCATACAAAAGATTCAGCATTAGCAAGAGAGATTGCACTAGACCACCTATCCGAACTTCCCGATTATTACACTCGGTTGAACAAGATGGAAAACGATTGACACTATCTTAACTTTGTGTTATGCTTAGTTCATGGTGCCATATCGAATTGTAAAAACCGGTGTCGAGGAATTCGAAGCTAGAGACTTTGAGTATTTTCTACGAACACAGAATCTTGTGTCGTTTGAGTTGAAAAGCCGTCCTGCTGAAATGATTTTTCTGTATCTTGTTTTTTATAGCGAAGAAGAAGCGGGACTGTACAAGCTAAAAGATATGGAAACATATTATCATAATCACAAACCATTCTTATTCGAGCCCGATGCAGATTTTGAGAGGGCGCTAGAACAAAAGTACGGCGTAGAGACCGACGATTATTATAAAAGGAAGTAGAAGATGTTTATCATAGACACCATAATCCCTAACAACACCGACCGTACAACACTGAAAGCATTCTTTCACGGACACATCCACGGCGAATATAAAATTTACAACGACGACGAGAGTAAAATGCTGTCGGTGAAGTTTGACAGCGACGAAGATGCAAGTGTGTTCAAGTTGAAAGAATTAGATAAGATATATGTCGACACTTTTCACAGACTTGCGGGAGCTAACGAATCTTCACTAGAACGGGCAGTGAGAGATTTAGGATTAGGAAACAACCCACCGTTCACAACGCAGCCATGGGTTAATGATCCGTTCAAAAGAGACTTTTACGGCAAAATCGGCGGCGCCACAGCTAGCCCTACTTGGACCAGCACAACAATTACTAATGTAGTTGACAAAGATACCATCAGCGGAATCACAGGCAATACTACGGTGTAAACTATTTACATTGACTCTTTTGATAAATGTGTTAATATACATTAAAAGGAGAGTCCATGAAAACCAAACAAGTTATTGTAGTTAGAAAAGATCTAAATATGCGTAAAGGCAAGATGTGTGCTCAAGCAGCCCACGCTTCGCTCGGTGCAGTATTCTCCCGATCGTTTACTGATCAGGATTTAGGCGGCAACGATTATAAAGTTATTCCAATGGAAGAAGAATTAAAGTCTTGGTTCGAGGAACGCTTTACTAAAATTTGTGTTGGGTGTGACTCCGAAGAACAACTCCTCGAACTTGCCGCAAAAGCAAAAGAAGCAGGCCTCCTGCATTTCTTGTGTCGCGATGCCGGCCTGACTGAATTCGACGGTGTTCCGACCTATACGACTTTAGCAATTGGCCCATGCGAGGACTACGAAGTCGACGAAATTACCGGCCGTCTTTCTCTACTGTAGTAAACCCACACTAGAACGCCCCCTCTTTTCCGGTAAATAATTACGGTGCATTGTTAGGTTGCACATGGGAGAGGAGGGATGCGAAGGCTATTATTAGTAATAGGCCTTATATTTTCTGTCTCGTCGTTCGCCGGCGAGGTCGGCGGCTGGATATACCGTCAAGACGAAAACATATCATCTGACAATTGGCGAGCACAGTACACTACTGCCCCAAAAATAAACTACAACCACGTAGACACCGGTTATAGATTTTTCACGAGTAAATTTGGAATACAATACGAAGCAAACCTTCGTATTGCGTATTCTAATATTCCAAAAGACTGGGATAAAGATTCGGTGTTAGAAGTTCGACCATATTTAACAATAGAACCGGTGTGGCGAATAAATTATAACACAAGAGTCACGTATAAGAATTATTTCGAGTGGCAATATTTTTCTGCAGATCAACCCAACGGATTTAGATACCAGGGCAGAATTAAGTATTCGAAATTATATGGTAATACATCACCTTATATATCGAGTAAGTTTGCACTCGACGAGCATAATAACTTCGATGGAAACGAAATGGAGATTGGGTTAACGTACAAGCTAGTCGATACGAAATTTGGTATATACTGGCGCCGAGCATCAGACAGCAGATGGGCGACACGATACAACATGATCGGCACAGGAATGTTTAGGGAGTTCTAAATTGGAGAGGTAAAAAAAGGAGCTTGCGCTCCTTTTTTGTGGTTGTAATATCTCTATTACGGTGCAGAGAATGTTACAGTTGCAGTTGTAGCGTCAGCGTACTGACCGCCGTCTGTAATAGTAACGCTTGTTACAGCATCACCTGTTAGAACAGCAGTACCGGTTGCAGTTGCAGGAACTGTACCGTCGCCAGCACTAAATGTTACAGTAGGTGCAACAGTGTAACCTGCTCCGCCGTCTGTAATAGTAACGCTTGTTACTGTGCTTTCGTCAACACCGCCACCAGCAGTCATTGTAGCTGTACCAGTTGCTGTAACTGGAACAACAGGAGTTTCACCGGATAGTGGTGGAGTAAATGTACCTGTAAGATTTCCACTGCCATCGTTCCACTCGTCTGATCCGCCGTTTATAGCTGAATCAAAGTAGTAAACTCTAAACTGGTTTAATTTTCTTACATACTGTGGACCATCAACGCCGTTATCAAACTGTAACGTTGCGCCTCCACGAACACCCGGAGCAGCTGGATCTAGTGCCCCGCCATCCTGTAGTTGTACAGAACCGGATGCTACTGTGTAAACACCTGTTCCTGTTTGTTTCTCTATTACTTCTGCTCCAGCAGCAGTAGTTACCTGAAGATCACCTTCAACTGAACCATCTCGTGCGCTGAACCATTTTTTCTTAATTGGACGTCCCATAGTCTTCTCCTAATAGGCTAGTGCTCACCCACCGAATTGTAGGCTTACTAGGCAAGATTTTCTTGCAGTTGTATTTATCCTTTAAACGTTTATATTACTTGCACAGTTGATAAATAATTGCTATAATGTACCTTATGAACTATATTCTATACATTCTCTTCGAGAAAATAAACGTGCCGTTTGCGACGGCACTCCAACTCGGAGAAGTGTATAATGAAGAGAACCCGCCAAGAAAGAAGGTCACTGACCTTACGATACCAAACCCGCAATATTAATCTGCATAAATACTATAATAGATCATACGACGGTCTATCCCGTTATGCCCCGGAGCCCAAAGTATTAGGACGCTGGCGCAGACATTCCCCGTTTGATTGTGGAAGACCCGGCTGCCAGATGTGTTGTAGTCCGCGGTATTGTCACTGGAACAGTGGACGAGATAGATTAACTAGACAGGAGATTAGAAATTATGATACGTTTGTTTGTCAGCTTGCTGATTATTATGCTTGTACCGATGACTGCGATAGCGGAGGAGTACAGCCGGAGTCAGTTCGGTAGCTGGATTGACGCTGACAGGGACTGCCAGAACACCAGAACAGAGATACTTATACGAGATGCCGGACTTGGCCTAATGGTGTATAATTGCAATAAGGTATATTCTGGTATCTGGGTGTTGCCGTATTCTAATCAAATTGTGTATGATTCGTCTGAAATTGATATAGATCATATCATACCACTTTATTATGCATGGACACATGGCGCAGATAAGTGGACAAGAGAAGAACGTGTAGCATTTGCTAACGACTTCGAAAATCTACTTGCAGTGTCTGCATCGGAAAACAGATCAAAAGGCGCCCGCGGACCCGACAAATGGCTACCAGTAGATTTCACGTTTTGGTGCGAGTACATTTATATGTGGGAATACCTAATTGACAAGTACAAATTAACGAGTTCCGAAAGCGAAGATAATGCGCTAATTTTAATTACAGACACCTGCAAAAGACGGTTGACATACGGTGGATGATAACATATAATACGCACTGTACTAACAACTTAGGGCTAGGAAATGAAACTTGCAGTAGACGCACCACAGGCAACACTGTCAAACGTCGGCACCACTGGCACGTTTAAAATTAAAAACTCCGCTAAGGCATTTTCCATTCTGTCTAGCGGTTTGTATTCGAACAAGATTAAAGCAATTGTTCGAGAACTGTCTTGTAATGCTGTTGACTCCCACAAGGAAGCCGGCAAAGAAGACGAGCCCTTTCATGTACACCTGCCAAATTCACTAGAACCGTTTTTCTCTGTGCGAGATTATGGAATTGGCCTGGATCACGACGGTGTAACACAACTGTACACCACTTACTTCGAATCCACTAAGCAAGACTCCAACGATTACATTGGCGCACTGGGCTTGGGTTCCAAGTCTCCCTTCAGCTACACTGACAACTTTACTGTAACCGCAATCAAGGATGGTGTACAGCGCATCTACACTGCTTACATCGAGGGCGAAACCGGTTGTCCGGCTATTGCACAGATGGGAGAGAGCGAAACCGCTGAAGGAAACGGGGTTGAGGTTAAGTTTTCAGTCAACCAGGGTGACTTTCATGCATTTGTACGAGAAGCTGGCAATGTGTTCAAGTGGTTTAAGTCTGTTCCTAAGATCACCGGTGTTGCCAATTTCGAAATTCCCACCGTCTCGTATGCTGAGAAAAATATTTCCGAAGGTGTACACCTATCGGCCAGCAACGGCCGGCCAGTCGCAATTCAGGGCAATATTGCATATCCATTAAGCGGCGTCGATGCAACCGACTGGCCCGCAGAAGTTCGGGCGTTACTCGACTGCCCGTTGATTGTTGAATTTGAGATAGGCGAACTTGATATTGCTGCAAGTCGGGAAGAATTGTCCTACGTGTCGTGGACTAACGAAAATATTCTCAAGCGACTTACTATAGTTGCTGCCGACGTTGCAAAATATGTCGAAGAGCAAGTGAAGGATATCGAGTGTGAGTGGGAATTGGCTTTCCGCCTAAGAGAACTGTATCGCGAAAATCTGTTTAAGTCTGGTGCAATAAAACTAGTGGGTGCGGGCCGATCAAAACTTCTAAAACTCGACAGTGGTAATTCGGTGCGTGTCGACAATAGTAAGCTGGAATTTAAGCCGGAGTATTTTAACGAACGGAAGCTAAAATTCCGCAGGTTTGTAGTCGAGAGCAACTGGAGTGGTACTGTTACCAAGGAGCAGAAAACGTCTACTCGGTACAACCAAACCAATTCTATACATGAGCATTTTTACGAAGTACCCTTTGGTAAGAATACTCTTTGGATCATAAACGATACGAAAAAAGGGGTTCTGTCTCGACTGAAGTCACACTTCAAGAACGGTGCCGCAACCACCCGCGGAAGTATTGACGTGATACTGTTGGATGTCGAGAAAGAAGAATACGAAAACCGGGACAAGATTTATAATGCGTTTTTCGACGAACTAATGAATCCTCCTGGGGAGCGCATGAACGCTTCAGATCTCCAGGAGACTGATCGACTGAAATCCGTAAAGACTAGTCTACTTGAATCGGAAGCCAGGCAGTATCGCGGCCGCAGCTACGACCCCCATGTTGGGTGGTCTAAGGTTTCTCCGAAAATCGAGTTTGATCCGAAAGAAACATATTATTATGTTCCTGTTAGCAACTATACAGTACTGAACGCCGATGGTACCGAGAACTCCGACTTCCTGGAGGTCACATGGAGAGATATGGTCCGGGCAAATCTGCAACCGGCTAACAGAATTTACGGTGTTAGGAAGAGCTACATCGAAACAGTGAAGGCCGAAAAGAACTGGGTGTGTGTTTACGATGTGCTCGAATCAGCAGTGAAATCTTTTGATATCAAAAAGGTAGAGCAATATATTATTCGCAATCTGGTTGACACAGACGTCGTAAACAGTTATACTTGTAAATATGCAGAAGGGCTCGGTAAGAGTTCTTTGTTTAGAACCACAATGGAGAAGTATGCGGCGGCGATTTCGCTGAAAGACGACGGCGATGTTATTTCGGCTGCAAAGCGTTTGTTATCGAAATACGGACAATCCATTGATTTTAATAAGCAGGAAAAAGAACTGAAGAAAGAATATAGCGATTTAATTAGTACCTACCCGATGTTAAACTATTTTTCAGGAAGGTATGATTCTAAGCAAGCGGCTAAAGCGATTATCGAATATGTACAACTCATTGACAACACACGGAGCACAAAGTAATGACTAACCCAATCCCATATATTATCCAGGGCGACAACATTATTATGGTTGTGAACAACGAAAGTCACACCATTAATAAAACGTCGCACATGAACTACGCCAAGATCCTCGATGCCATGCGCGCCGGAGATTGGGCTACGGTCGAAGATCTCGTCGACGTGAGCAAGTCGTTGCTGAACTACTCCAACGGTCAGCTGTCTATTAAAGACGGTGTGTTGTTTTGGAATGGTCGTGAATTTCACAATGCCCTGGGCGATCGTATTATCAAGATGTACGAGCAAGGCTTTCCGGTTGATGCAATGATTGCGTTTATGAATAACCTTTTGCAGAACCCGAGCTACCGCGCAGTAGAAGAACTGTACGGTTTTCTGGAGAAGAACTTGCTGCCACTGACATCAGACGGTTGTTTTCTGGCATACAAGAAAGTGAAGTTTGCCCAGAGCGACAATCCTGAGCGCAATATCAAAGCGGGCGATTTTGTTGACATCCACTCCGGAACTTTCCGCAACAACGTCGGCGATGTTGTAACAATGCAGCGCAATCTGGTTAATGACGATGCCAAGCAGACTTGTTCTGAGGGTTTGCACTTCGCTTCTCTTTCGTACATGCCGAGCTTTGGCGGTGTCAATCCTATCGTTATCCTTAAGATCAATCCGAAGGATGTCGTAAGTATTCCGGTTGATTACAACCAGCAAAAGGGCCGGTGCTGCGAATACACTGTAGTCGGTGTCCATGGCAAGCCGCAATACGAGGAAGCGTTTGACAACATCGTCGACGACAGCTACTCTCCGGTAGGAGATGATGGTGCCAAGGGCGAAGAAGGCGTGTCGTTCTATGGCAACGACAATTTCAACAACCCTAATACCCAGGGTTAAAAGTTAATCTTGTGCATTGTGGCGTAACAGCGTCGGAATGCGAACCTAGCGGCAGTCGCCTGGCTTCTTACTCGTAAATGATCAGAGTAATGCACTGGCTAATGCGTCGGCGGCACTGTTTACTGTTATCTTAAATAAGTAACCGCGGTGGAGTTAAGCTAGGATGGGGTAGCTTGGGGCAGGGGAGTCCAGGCGCAATGCACAAGACCTATATTGTATGTTCTGCATAAATAGTAGCTATTACTTTTTATGCAGAAGGTGCAATGACCAGTTTTACCTCCATACAACAAAAGATAAGCCGGGACTCGATAACAAGGGACATCGAAGAAGAATTTATCAGCGATCCCGTTTTGACCTCTTTATACTTTGCACAACTATCTTATTTTTCACACGATTATATCCACGCTAAATTAAACTTATTAGGACCTAACGTTTCGTCGGTCTATCAACGGAATGGCCTTCAAGCAGTCTTTGCCGAATTCGATTCTCTTGTTGTAATAGCATTTAAGGGACAGAAGAACGATCGATGGAACGAATTGAAAACAGATCTACAGTGCTGGAAAACTACCTTCTGCGACCACCGGGTACACGCAGGATTCGTAAGGGGGCTTTCTTGTCTATCTCGTCGGTTGCAGATTGATTTAGATGAAGCTGATTCGTGTAAACACGTTCTGTTTACCGGGCATAGTTTAGGTGGCGCATTTGCACAATTGATGGGGTTGGTACACAAACCAACCGACATATATACATTTGGTACACCCCGCGTATTTGATGCTAACACGGTTGCAGAATATTTTAAAGATGTTAATATTGTTCGTGTTGAGAATACGAATGATCTTGTTCCTATGCTTCCACCTCAGTGGATGGGATACAAACACATCGGAAAACAAGTTCTATTAACTGGTGGTAGAGATTTCATGAAGTCACATCGCTTAACTTCGTATCTTACAAACATTTCGAAAAAGAGATTTGTAGCAAATGAAGAAAGCACAGAGGTATTCGTTTCCGAAGAAGCCGAAGAAGCCGAAGTTAAAATTCCGTCGGTTTAACAAGGCTTCTAATTTTTTATTACATCGGTGTATCGCTGTGCCGGTTACATTTCACGAGCAATGGGACCGTTCGGATTGTCCTAGTCGATACTGGGAGGAGAATGTTGTTACCGATATCGAAAACTGGGTAAAGGGTCGATGGGGATGGGACCAACGCCGTGGTAACTTTTATTTCGAAGATGAAAACGATGCACTAGTTGCAAGGTTGAAATACGAATGAATACTCAGAAAGTGTTTAATGATAATTTACGAGTGGGCGAGGACTTCGAGGTCAGATATGCACAGCCCATGCTTATCCAATATTATTCTGACTGCTGGATAACACCGACTCATAATTTTAAAATCAGCGACGGCACAGCCGGTGGCCCTCGTATGCATAGAGCTGGCCACAAATCATTAATACTTCCTGACTTCTTAATCACCAGGGCTACTACACCAACCGAACGAGTGTTTGTAGAGGCTAAGTGGAAAAAGCAACCCTTTTCTTTAGTCGGCGGCAGCAGATATTTTGCAATAGAGGATTACAAGTGCAGGGATTACGAAGAGGCTGCTGTAATTTTTGGTGCAAATTTGCTATATCTTATCGGGTGCGATGAAGATAGGTCGTTGTATATGTATAATGCAGACGACTTTATTTTTCACACATTTACGAATAAATTCACAAAATATAGGCCCGTTTTGAATCGCTGCTTCGAGCAAAATCCTTCAAACATAGTCGGCACCTTCTAACTCTAAAATGCCCTTCCAAGATAAATACATTTGGAGGGAATATGAGATTTTTAGTACTATTAATATTTGTACCGTTACTGTTAGCATGTCAGGCCAGAGAAGCCGAGCCTGTTGCCGACGCTTCTGCGCCAGCAACTGATGTAGTATTGTCTGCGAGCTCTAGCAAGATAGAGACAGTGCTTCGCAATTTCGATGAGTCGGTTAGGTCTAAACAAATAGAGCAGAAAGCTAGGACTGCCCAATCCGATGCAGACGTCACCCCAGAACACATGTTTTACAGCAGCGAAATAACAAGATTAAATAATGTTGTGTTAGATCTGCAATCAGCAAATGATGTCATGCAGGCAGAGCTAACCTTTTGCCGTGGCAAACTTAGTATCCATGAGAAGCAGGTCACTAAGCTCGTAGATAAAAAGAAAGGTTTGGGACCGTCAGCAGACGAACAGCAAGACCTCTTTCTTGAGAAAACCAAAGTACGGATATACGATTTAATTGTGCTTTATAATACCCTGTTGCAATATGAAAAGTTTATAACCGATGTAGAGATGAGAGCACAGATATCGAATGAGATGGTTCGGGTTAAGGCAGAATTGACAAATTATGGTGTCGACGAAAATTCCATCATTATCACTAATTTTAATTTAATCGAACTTATTAAAGGATCTACTAGGAGTAATTCTGATGCCGGATGATTCTCCTAAGCAGCCAATTACAAAGAAAACAATTGCAATAGCCAGCTCTTTATTTGCCTTATTCAGTGCCTTCACCGGTTTCATTGCATACTTCGATTCCCACTATGTTTTAAGAACAGAATTAGAGCAAGAAAAAACTCTTAGAATCCAGCAGCAAGAACATATGGACGAAAAGTTTTTAGAACTTGCACAGACAGTTGTAAAGAGTCAAACTGCGTTAGGGAAGGACGTGAAGGATGCCAAAGCATTTCCGTTGATTGTTAGGCGCGACATTCTAATGGTACTAACTGATCCAACTCCGAAAGAGCAAGCAGAGTTGCGAGTACTCCAAACCAAACTAGCAGAATTAAATATTCGCTAAGTATTGACAATACCGAAAAGGTATTGTATAATATCAAAATGACTAGACTTTATCTCGATGATTTACGTACTCCGACCACCGACTATCGTTGGCATGTTGTGCGCTCTTACGACGAAGCTGTAGCTTGGGTCGAAAAGAACGGAATGCCCGATTATGTTTCTTTCGACCACGACCTAGGCGAAGATTCTAAAACTGGGTACGACTTTGCTAAGTGGTTAATTGACCAAGACGAACAGGGTAGACATCGCTTTCGTTACGGCTTCCACTATAACGTCCATTCTGCTAATCCTGTCGGAGTCAAAAACATTACAGAACTTTTTGCAGGGTATCAGTCCTATCGTGACCGCCAAGGCAGCACTATAGAAGAAATGAAATGGACAGACTCTTAGTACTCGACATAGACGAGACCCTGTTCCATGCAATGTACCCCGATGATATTAAACGAGCAGAATTAAGCGGGTACATTCGCGATATGGATGATTGTGATTTTCGTATACTAGATGTGTTCCCCGCTCTAGAACGCCCGTTCGTCCATAAATTTCTTCATTGGGCATTTCGGAATTTTACTGTAGGTATCTGGTCCTCTGCTACACAAGATTATGTCGACGATTTTATTGCAAAGATGATAACTGACCCGAAACACGGCGAAGTATTATTTGCTTATGCGCGGAACAGATGTGTAAAGGCAATAGATTATCGGAATATGGATTCATACGGTAGCACTACTTACGAATATGTAAAAGATTTAAAAAAGCTAAGGAAGTTTGGTTTTCCGATAGAGCACACGATAGTAGTAGACGACACTCCCGAGAAGTTGCAGAGGCAATACGGCAACCTTGTTCAAATCCGGCCCTTTCTGGGCGACCCGGGTGATACCGAGCTGCTTAAACTTATTCCCTACCTTGATATGTTAAAAACTGTTCCTAATGTCCGTGCTATAGAGAAGCGCGGTTGGGCCCGAAAAGATAAATAAGTACATGCCCTTAGGACCGCTATGGGCGAGGCGACACCTGCCATGCAAACCAACGTTCGCTACCTTGGCTGCAATTGTGGTGTGACCGGGTGAGAGAGCCCTTTTATTATTTTGGGAAATATTATGCGACTATTTGAACTCATCGAAAAGAAAGCTTTAAAGAAGACCTTAAAGAAAGGTGAAAAGAATCCAGTGGAAACTAATCCAGTTGCAAAACATGCCCGTACCTTTAATAAAGCTACCGTCCAGCGCGACAAGAAAAACGACTACAAGCGTAAGCCGAAACACGCCCCTAAATATTAACGGTTGACAGCAGTCACCGGTTCTGTTATACTACGAACGAACTCTAATTATATGTAGAGTTACCACGATTATTCCGAGGTAATTATGTTTGTAGACTTTCTAGAAAAACAATTAAAAAAGATAGCAGCAAAGCGTCCACCGGATTTTATTATCCATCCCGAGCAAGATTATTTAAGACGATGGTATGTTATTCCGAAGAATAGATTTCTAAACTTCTATCTGCATCGTGTAAATGCAAGCGACGATGACAGAGCACTGCACGACCACCCTTGGTCATCATGTTCTATTATTTTGTCTGGAACATATCGCGAGATCACCCCAACTGAAACATTTATACGGCCCAAGGGAAAGATAACTTTTCGCTCTGGTTCTGCAATGCATCGCCTTGAGGTTGTAAGCGGGCCTGTCTGGACATTGTTCATCACTGGACCTAAATATCGCGAATGGGGATTCGATGATCCAGCTGAAGGATGGGTGCATCATCTCGACTATCTAGACGAAGATCAGCAGTTCGGAAGACACGATCCGGTTACATTAAATCAGTCTTGACAATATAAAAAATCTCCTTTATACTAAATAGACTTCATAAAGGAGAAAATAATAATGGCGCGAAAGGCTTCAAAATATTCTATTGCCTCTGGTTCAGTTAAACCAGACTTCTCAAAAATCAAGAAAGACAATACACAATTCAAGCGAGAGTTTGAAAAGGCAATGTATTATGCTCATTATGAATTGTCAGATAAGAAACTTCGGGCTGAGACAACGAAATATTTTAAACTCAACAAGCTAGATACCACTTGCGTCGACAATGTCGACTCTGCTTACTACGTGATTCTTGGGAAGGTTTGCTATATTTTAAACCACGGCGGCGAAATTACTGAGGATTACGAGAAGTTTGTAAAGGAACAGGTCGAGAAAATAATCGTCGACGGTACTGCTAACAAGAAACAAAAGAAAACCGAGCTGGAAGTAAAAGAGGTTGCACCGGTTGTTAACATCCAGGATAGGTTACGTGAGCAGGCGGCAAAGACCGCAGAGCAGTTTGACATACACATCGATACCTTTATAGAAAACCCCGCAAAGTTCGACCCCGAAGCAATTAATCCACATGCACTAATGCTGAAAGACGAGCTGAAAGCCGGCCATGCTCGTTGGATACTAAAATTCTACGAAGGCGAAATTGCAGAGCTCGATGCAGCAATTGCAGGACATGATCCAGATCTGAAAGAAGGCTACGCCTACACTAAGACGCAGATGAAACGGTTGCAGAAGTTTTATGCAGCAATTACTACTGGTGCTACAATGCTTATCGAGTCGTCTAAGACAACTAGAAAACCTCGCAAGAGCAAAGTAGTGTCAATCGACAAGATTGTAGAGAAGTTGAAATTTCAGAAAGAAGATGGTGCGTTGGGCTTAGTAAGTATTAATCCCCGGGATATTGTAGGGGCCAAGGAATTGTGGGTATATAATACAAAGACACGTAAGATAGGCCACTATATTGCTACTGATGCACAGGGATTGGGCGTTAAAAGCGCAACTATCCTTAATTTTTCGTCAGAATCCACAGAAAAAACACTCCGTAAGCCCAAGGAGCAGCTCAAGACCTTCAAAGCAGCTGGTAAGGTAGCACTTCGCACATTTATGGCAGATATAGCAACACTTGATACTAAGCTAAAAAGCAGATTAAACGAAAATCATATACTCCTAAAAGTAGTAAAGTAAATGGAAATATATGAGGAGAAGTACGAAAAGTGCTTCGTACTGTGTCGCCGCCGTTCAGAAGACGGTCGATGGTTTATTCTGCGCTATGTGCATCAGTACTATGTAAAGACAATTAGCAAGGTGGAAGTTTTTAACGGGCGCTCGTCGGTTATATCGGATTGGATTCTTATCCCTGGTAGAATTTACGACAAAGAAGAACTTACATTACGGACCTTGCGCGGCGATAAGGTATATTTGAAATCCGATGAGCTCTAATATTAGGCATTATTATAAACTGTGGGCACCTATACACCGGACAACATCTGGGCACTTTGTATTCTTCGGGTTTATTTATTTTATATACGATTACGTAGATGATGGGTTCGGTAGTTATCTGAAATGTGAGAAACATGTATCCAATGGCGAATTCCTGCTAGAATTACTGAGACGTGACGGCATGCACCCCGTAAGCGAAGTGCCGCCTTGGGGATTCAGGCGCTAATGTAAACCCTGCCGCTTATGATAAATACATGAAACGTTTGCGAGGTTATTATGGGGTTAACGGTTTCAGGTAGAATTAATTTAGCAGGCAGGATGCGCCTGGGCGTCGAATTAGAGTGGACGCCTGCTGATACATTTACCGAAGGCTGGTGGGATGCATCTAACGCAGATAGTATCAATCCGTCAACGGGCGGCGCCATAATCGAATGGAACGATCTCTCCGGAAACAATCGCAACTTTGGTCCACGTAGTGGAACATCATCTACACCAGTGTTTGTGCCGGCAAATAACGAAGTAACATTTAGTAATGTTAGTTCGTTGGATGGTACTTTTACAAACACCGAAGTGTTAAATGGCGATGTGGTTATGGTCGGTGTGCTTAGTGCTACAACATTTTACCCAGCAAAGAACTGGCACGGTCAATTACAGCTAACTAATATTAGCCAGGCTGGTGTGTGTTTCGGTAAGAGCAACAGTGGTGGCGTAGCATATTATAATAGTGTTGGCGCCGGCAGTGCGCTCTGGCCCAACAACGATCCCGCAACAAGAATGCCATCGTATCAGCGAACAGGAACAGATTTAGAGTATTACCTCGAAGGCGAACTAGCGTCATCGAATACCGGCGTTACTAGTTTGGCAAACTCCGGTAGTCAGACTATGTATATGGGCAATGGATCGTACGGATTTTATGGTGCAACTGCCGGCGGCAGTTATAATGAGTTTGTAGTTTTAGCCGGAGCTAACGCAACAGCAGCAAATCGACAGAAGACAGAGGGATATCTAGCGTGGAAATGGGGCCTAGAAGCTGATCTTCCGGTTGGCCACCCCTACAAGAACGCGCCACCGTAATATTGTAGCAAAACCCTGTCGCTTGTGATAAATACATGAAACATTGGAGTTATCATGAGCGCAACCCCTACTACCCGCGAACTGTACATAAAACAGATAAGCTTATTACTAGGTGATCAGCTTGTCGACGTCGAATTAGACCCCGAGCACTATGATGCCGCTATATCGTTATCTCTAGATAAAATAAAGCAACGGTCAGATGGCGCCCTCGAAGAGCAGGATATCTTTCTCGCACTCGAACGCGATGTAGAAGAATATACACTCCCCAACGAAGTTCAAGAAGTTAGACGCCTGTATCGCAGGGGCGTCGGTGCTTACACAAACGGTGGTATAAACTTTGACCCTGTTGACGCAGCATTCTATAACATCTATCTTCTTCAACCTAACAAGACAGGCGGCCTAGCAACTTGGGATTTTTATAATCAGTTTCTAGAGACCACCGAACGGGTATTTGCATCCCAGTATAACTTTGTATGGTACAACAGCACAAAAACTCTTAGATTAATTCGTAAGCCAATGGCGCACGAAGATGTAATTGTTCGTTGTTGGACAACAAAGAGTGAGGATGCAGTATTGCAAGACCCGTACACCGGTCCCTGGGTTAGATCTCACGCATTAGCATTGTGCAAACATATGCTGGGTCAAGCAAGATCTAAGTATCCCGGCGGATTTCCCGGACCAACAGGAACTGTTACGTTAAATGGCGAACAGTTAATGGCAGAATCCGCAGCTGAAGTCGAAAAATTAGATTTAGAATTGTACAACTTAATAACTGCCGGCGACGGCTATGGATTTATAGTAGGATAATAATATGCCCGTAACATTTTCAGGAAATTCAATAATAACAGGACAGGTAATTATAAGTCAGGGTGTAGCACCACCATCTCCCCCGACCCCAGCCACAGGAACAGTTACAGAAAGCGGTGGTGTAATAACAGGGGTAACAGTCACTGACGGCGGCACAGGGTATGTATTTCCACCGTATGTATTTTTTGTAGATAGTACAGGTACCGGCGGCACAGGAACAGCGACCATAAGCGGCGGAAGTGTAACTGGTGTTACGATAGATACAGACGGCACAGGATACAGCAGTAATGTTGAGATTATCTTTAGTCCACCGGGCGCACAAATTTTTACAGCGTCTGACGAGACTGGCGATAATGCATTCGGTGCAAACGTAGCAGTCAACGGTGACGGTTCGATAATGGTAGCGGGCGCACATGGCGCCGATGGTTACGACGGAGCAGTATACATATACACCGGAACAACATGGCAAACTGAGCAGAAAGTAACACAAACTGGTTATAATTCGTATTTTGGGTGGTCCGTTGGGATATCAGCAGATGGCTCTACTATTATCGCAGGCGCAGTTAATGGATTCAGTAATCCAGCACCTGTAGACCAGACTGGCAGAATATCGGTATTCCAAGGCGGCGGCGACACCTGGTCAGAGGTTGCGATACTAAACTCCAAAGCCGAAACAGGAAACGGTGTCTATATTGGATATGCGATAGATCTTACATCCGATGGTGACATAATTGTAGCTGGAGCTCCATCGCAAAACGCAATTTATGTATGGCATAGTGATAACTCGCCCTGGGGCGATTTCGTACAAATTGATGATCCAAACGGAACCGGAAACGAATTTGGGTCATCGGTTGCAATATCGGCAGATGGCGAAGTAATTGTAGTCGGCGCCAGGGTAGGCGATTCTGTTCCTCAGGTAGTCAGCGGTAACGCAAGTGTTCTGAGGGAATCTTTTCCGGGTTCTAGGACTTGGAATCAGGTTGATTTGTTATATGCTACTGATCCGGATCCGTTTAATTATGATCCGTATATTTATTTTGGACAGTCGGTCGATTGTAGTTCAGATGCATCTACAATTGTAGTAGGTGCAACAAACTTTTTTGATTCCGGTGGATTTCAATCAGGCGCCGCGTTTGTATTCGAGGAAGGCCCTCCGAATACGTGGTCGGAAGTTCAGGTGTTAACACCAGCATCGCCTGTTCCTGATAATTATATATTTGGCGGGTCTGTTTCTATCAGCGACGACGGGTCTAAGATCACAATGTCGGCTGGTTATCCGGGGTACGATTACGGCGGACCTAATGAAACAGACGAAGTGGGCGCGGTGTATGTTCTGACGAGGACAGGAGCCTCGTGGACAAACGGCTATACAACTGAGTTATTCCAGCCCTGGGAGGTTCGTGTTGGTACACTTATGGGCGGTTACAGTAATTACAGACAATTTAGAAACGGATGTGCAATATCCGGGGATGGTAATTACCTCGCGGCCGGCGCAGCAGAATGGAACCAAGTCGGAGCCCAGTCTGGCACAGCATACATATTCCCCTTGGATTAATAGGATAAATTATGTCAATGAGAATAAAAGGCGGCGCAGCCTTTGGCGGACTTATAACTTTGAAGTACGGCGATACTCCCGTACCCGACGCCCAGATATTAACAGAGGATCCATACGAAAATTACAACCAGTTTGGATTTAGTATGGCGTCCACAGACGATAATACAGTGCTTGTGATCGGAGCTATGAGATCGTCGCTAAATGATCCGTACGCTAATCGTAACGGTGCCGTGTATGTTTACGATGGTCCGACGTGGTCAGAGGTAGCAGCAATATCAACTCCGTCTGCATATATGAATTATGAACAATTCGGCTATTCACTCGACATCGACAATGCCGGCACCACTATGGTCATTGCAGCCAAACGCTACTCCGGCGGAGTAGTATCATTCACCGGCGCTGCATATGTGTATACAAAATCCGGATCAACGTGGTCCTTGGCAACAATGCTCGAAGCAAGTGACAATGCATCTTACGGATATTATGCATACTTCGGTCAGTCGGTTAGTATTACTGATGCGGGCGATTATATTGCGGTCGGTAGACAGAATGCAGGAACAACTATCACGGGTAGAGCATATGTTTACTATACAACAACAACTACATTCGACACAGAACAGATATTGACAGATCCGGATGCATTTACACCCAGCGGATCTAGCTTTAGTCGAGAGGTGTGTTTGAGTGGTAACGGTGATTATTTGCTAGTTGGCGCACCCAATGGCAAGCCAACTGGAACTACGACATCTGGTTCTGTGTATCTGTACACGAAATCCGGATCAACATACGGATCGCATATTATACTTGGACCGACAGTAGAGGTAGCATTCACTGCGTTTGGTGAGTCTATATCAACTAATACCGATGCATCGGTAATTGCCATCGGCGCCCCCGGTGCATCATCCGACGAGGGTGCAGTATACATTTTTACAGGTGGCCCATTAGCATGGACACAGCAAACGATATTAACTGCATCAGATGGCGCCGCCGGCTGGGAATTCGGAAGAAGTGTTTCGTTGTCGGCGGATGGTAATACATTAGTAGTGGGAGCCCCAGGCGCAGATTCCGACACCGGAGCAGAATACCTGTTTAAATGGTCCGGTAGTGCATGGGATAGTGGTACGAAGATAGTCGGAAGTAATTCTGCCACCGGCGATAGGTTAGGCTTTTCAACAGCGGTAAGCGGCAATGGTGAATTTTCGATGTCCGGTGCACCGAACGCTACGGTAGTGGCCGAAGCCGATGCCGGCACAGCATATGCATTTAAGACATCAGCTTACTGAGTATAAATAACAACAATAAATTGATTTAGGAATGTATTATGAGTGTAAATTTTAGCGGACTTTCAGTTATAACTGGCCGAGTTATAATAGCCCCAGGCGATGCGCCCATCGACCCCCAGGCACAAGTAACAGGCGAAGTGACTGGAGGGGTCATAACCGGAATAACTATTACTAACTCCGGTGCTAATTACTGTGGTGTACAGCCTAGTGTACTAGTTATATCGCCAGGATACGGTGCAGGTGGATCGCCTGCGTCTTTCTACGTAGGTGTGAATCCTATGACCTGTGAAATTGACAGTGTAAGTGTACTAGACGGTGGTTCGGGATATTTAAACGGAGGCAACGGCACCGTTTCTATTGTTATATCGGAGCCACAGGATCCTTGGTCGCAGCAACGTATACCGTCGGTGTCTGACGAGTCAAACGGACAGTACGGGACACAAGTTGCTATATCGGCAGACGGCACTAAAATGTTAGTGACTGCACCGAGAGATAATACTACAAATGGTGTTGACTGTGGAACGGCTCGATATTACGAACGCGGCACAGGCGCTAACATTAACGAATGGTCTTTAGTATACACAATAGGAAACGAAGGCGGGATTGGCCTCGGCGCGAACGATTTACTTGGCACCTCGATGGCAATGACACCCGATGCAACCACAGTTGTAATCGGTGCACCGAATGACGACGATGCAGGTAGCAACGCCGGCGCCTTGTATGTATTCACTCGCGACCCACAGTCCTTCCAGTGGCAATACGAAGATAAAATAACACCATCGAATGCAGCCAGCGGATTCGACTTCGGGAATAACGTATCTATATCCGACGATGGGAATACGATTATTGCCGGAGATCCTAATTACGATGCTGTTACCAACAGCGAAGGTCGGGTGTACTGGTATACACGTTCCGGTTCAGTTTGGACTGAGCAAACTTCGATCTATCCATCCGTGCAGTACGAAGGTGCTCGCTTCGGCACCTCTATAAAAATATCAGCTGATGGTAATCATTTGCTGGTGGCAGACGAAGGCGGCAATAATTATCCGGGTGAAAGTTATCAGGGTCATGTTTTTTATTATACGCGAGCGGGTAATACGTGGACACAGCAACAAATTTTCCAATCTAACGATGTCGCAGATGATGATTCTTTTGGTCAGAGTATATCTATGTCAGCGGATGCTTCAACGGCAGCAATCGGATCAAATACTTCTCCGAATCAGTCTGTTTATATATTTGCAAGATCAGGTAACACCTGGACACAGACACTAAAGATAAGCGCCCCTGTCGCCGGATTTGTTGGTTTCGGTAGTTCTCTTCAGATTCTGCCAGATGGATCGAAAGTTCTTGTTGGGTCTGCACAGTTCGATAGTTTAACACCTGACGCACAACTTGGCGGCACTCCCACAGAACAAGATGGTAAATTTTATATAATAGACACTACCACTGGCGCAATCGATAACGAATGGATAACTGCATACGCGAGATATTGGCAACACGCAAGTAGAACGGTTGCAATTTCGTCAAACGGAGATACTATTGTAGCAGGCGCCCCGAATTATCCAAGCGACGGACATGTGCCTATGCTAGAATTCGAATCTGATAATGTGGGTTCGGTGTTTATAACAACATCGACCCCGACACCAGCACCCGATTATTCGTTTATCACTGCAGAAGTTCCCGGTTCATATGAATACTTTGGTGTAAGCACCGATATAACCGACGACAATTTAACCTTAGTTGTTGGCGTTACTGGATCAACGCCACAGTCGATACATGTACTCAATTCGCCGACATGGAGTCAGGATACCGTATTAACGTCACCCGGTGGTACTAACGAATTCGGGCGAGTCACAAAAATATCCGGCGATGGGTCTGTTATTGTAACTAGTGATCCATATCTAGCAGTAACAGCCTTAACTAGCGCAGGCGCAGTTTATATCCACAGCGGTACAGATTGGGCGACACAAACTACCGTAACAGCAGCCTCTCCATATAGTTACAATTATTTCGGGACATCTCTCGGGATATCGGACGACGGTGCTACTATTGTAGTAGGAGTAAATGATCCCGATGTTAATGGTGTTTATCAAGCGCCGGTGTTACACGGCACGACATGGGGAACGCAGACATATTTGTCGACGTCGGATCCTAATGTTGCTAATGCTTGGAGAAACAGTGATGTCGACATCAGTGGTGACGCTGAGACAGTTGTAATTGGGTTCCCGTTTGCATACACAGACGGCGTGGAACTAGGCGGGCTCGCCAAGGTGTTTACAGGTGGAGCAATATCGTCGTGGGGAACCGAAGTTACGTTAACACCTTCGACTCCCAATTGGTATAGTTATTTCGGAACATCAGTAGCAGCAGACAGCACAGGAGAAACACTAGTAGTTGGCGCACCGGGTGCGCCAATTGATGGCCTATACTCCGTGGGCACTGCGACTGTATTTGTTGAGGACTTACCCGGAAATCCCGGAACATGGATTCAACAGGGAGATCCATTAATAGCTCCTAATTTTAATGCATATTCGTACTTCGGTAGTACAGTTTCTATTTCTGCCGACGGTGACACTATTACTGTATCTGCTGGGGTAGAGCCAAATCAAGTCTATGTGTATGAGCGCACAGGATCTACATGGGCAGTAGTAGGGCAGGTAGCCAACGACATAAATTTTAGTAAGTTCGGTGAAAAGAATATTACTACAGGAGGCGACGGGTCGACCTTCTTTGTCGGCGCACCTAATATAGACGTCGGTACAGAAGAAGGTGCAGGAGCAGTTTATCAATATATCACAGCTGACTTAGATGCTCCGGTGGTGTACGGTGCCGCAACGATTATTCAGGGTACAGTTACTGACGGAGAGTTTGGGTCTGCAATAGACATTTCGACGTATGGTAACTATGTTGTGATTGGTGCGAAGGGAGAAAATACGGCGTATGTTTATACTAACATCGGAGGATGGGCAGAATTAGATTCACTTACCTCATCTCAGGTATCAGGTGTCGGTTCTTTTGGTGATTCGGTAGGAATATCCGAAAACGGGGAAATTGTAGCAGTTAGTGATTCTACCTGGGACACAGACAAAGGCAGTGTGGATATATTTGTGTCAGCTGATTTAACAGCAAGCTCGTGGTCACCGGCGACCGCTGTAACCGGAACAGCAGGCGAATACTTAGGCGAAGCAATGGCATTAACTGGTAACGGTGATCGGCTGATAGTTAGCAAAGCCGGAACACCGGCCACCGCGGTAGTATATTCGGGTGGCCCGACCTGGACATCAGCATCGGTGCTAGATACACTAACCGGCACAGCTGAAACCGGCGCAGTAGCTAGATCGATAGCAACCACTACAACCGGCGATGTAATTGTAGTCGGAGCGCCCGATGCAACTAGTAGTGGCGGCGCAGCTGGCGACGGCGTAGTGTATGTATTTGTGGAAACTGTAGCTGATACATGGTCACAGACAGATTTGCTAACATATACTTCGTCTGCATACACTAACGAAAACTTCGGAACATCAGTGGCAATATCTGCCACAGGCGGAGTATTAGTAGTCGGATCACCATATGCGCCGAAGGTATCTAATGCTACAAACGGCCCTGGGGCAGTATATGTCTATACTCGAAACGGCAACACCTGGGATTATTTCCAGACATTAACTCCTCCGGGAGGCGGCGGCGACGGGTGGGAGTTCGGTATGTCGGTTGCAATTAGCCCAGACGAACTTACAATTACAGTGGGATCGCCGAGGGATTCTGACAACAACACAGACCAAGGTGCATTGTTTACATTCGCATACGATTTCAACGACACTGAGTATGCATTCGCTGCTATTACTACAACCGACAGTAACGAAACTTTTACGGGCTATAGTGCAGAAGTAACTGACCCGACTCCACAGAACAAGACGTTGATATTCGGCGGCAATAGAATTGCTAACGGAGACGACGGTCAAGTTCAGGTTGGTGTCCGTAGTGTCGGTGGTGGTGGCCCATAATTATTACTTGACAAACTAAAAGCCTCTGTGTTATTATAAGTAAAATAATAATAACACGGAGGCTTTATGCTGATAGGCGTAATGGGCTTTATCGGTTCCGGAAAAGGAACTGTATCAGATTATCTCGTAGATCAAAAACAATTCACAAAGGATAGCTTTGCATCATCCCTCAAGGATGCCTGCTCTGTGATTTTCGACTGGCCGCGAGATATGCTCGAAGGCGACACAGCTGAATCGAGGGCATATCGTGAAGTTACAGATGAGTGGTGGTCAAAAGAATTATCTATTCCTAATTTCTCTCCACGACTAGCATTACAGTTGGTCGGCACAGATGCAATACGAACACACTTTCATCCCGACATATGGTTTCTTACTGTAAAGAACAGAATTCAAAAGAATCCGAATAACGATGTAGTTATTGCTGATGTAAGATTCCCCAACGAAATGCAAATGGTGCGTGATCTCGGCGGAATCCTAGTTTGGGTAAAACGTGGCCCTAACCCGGTGTGGTATGATATTGCAGTAAGCGCAAATCGTGGCGACGAAGATGCATGGAATGAAATGAAAACTAATTTTCCTGAGGCACACTATAGCGAGTGGGCCTGGGCAGGAAGCCCCGTAAATCACGAAATTGTTAACGAAGATACCCTAGAAATATTGTACGATAACGTGGAAAGGACATTGTTCTAAGATTAGGCTGGGTTATAAACCATGGTTTTTAGCTAGGATGCGATAAATACCTATAGCAAAAAAACTTATAGGAGTTTATAAAATGGCAACACTTACTAGCCCAGGCGTTAGTGTATCGGTAATTGACGAGAGCATCTCGCAAGGAGCCGGTCAAGGAACTGTACCTTTCGTACTAATCGCTACAGCACAAGATAAGACAACCCCAGACGGTACTGCTACCGCTCCTGGGACAACTAAAGCAAATTCAAACAAACTGTATCTAATGACCAGTCAGCGTGAATTGCTACAAACTTTTGGTGATCCGATTTTCCAAAGCGTAGGTGGTAACTCAATCAACGGTTCTCCGCTGAACGAATACGGCCTACTAGCAGCTCATTCGTATCTAGGTATTGCAAACCGCGCATTTATTATTCGTGCAGACGTTAACCTTGCAGAATTAGATCCTAGTGTATCTGAGCCAACTGCAACAGAAGCACCGGGAACAGTATGGTTTGATACAGAACAAACACAATATGGCATTTTCTTGTACAATGCTGCTGGCGTTAATGGCCCAACTTGGGTTTCACAGGACGTTAGCTACATTTACATAGATGTTCCTGTAAATAATGCAGAGCTTGCTTCGCCTGGCGATTACGCTATGTCCTCTGACTCTCTTACTGGCGCAATTACTTACTACGTTTGGTCTGACATAAATGACCCTGGTGTAACATGGCAGTGGGAAGAACTACAAGATGTAGCCGATTATCAAGCAGGTCCAGTGTGGCCATCGTTCCAGTCAGACGGAATTACTCCGCTTGCAACTGGCGACTTCTGGGTTAAGTCTAGCGCAGGAAACGGCGGCGCATATTATGTGATTGGTGTATTGTCTGCAGAAACAGGCAACTATGTACTACAGTCTGTTCCTGTACTTGCATCTGCTCCGACCGGCACTAGTGTAAGCGTTGGCGACTTCTACCTACAATATAGTGCAACTTCTGCATTCGGACTTTACCGGTATGATGGAACTGCGTGGGTTGCAGCAACTGGTTTTATTGCTAGCCCAACTGAGCCACGTCGTGGTCCAGCAGCAGGCACTTTCTGGTATAATCCAGAGGTAGGCGTAGACGGAAATGGCGAATCTACAGTTGACTTGCTAGTGAACAACGGCACAGGAAGCTGGGAAAATATGAACCTCCCAGGACAAACGCCTGTTGTTGGTGTTCCTACAGTTTATCTACAATCGTTAGATCCAGTTAACAGTGTTGGTGCAGGTAGCTTAATAGATGGCGATATATGGGTCGACACCGACCAGCTAGATTCGTATCCTGTTATTAAGCGTTGGAATTTTACTGCACAGCAGTGGTTCCTTGTAAATAACACGGACCAAACAACAAACAATGGTATTATATTTGCTGATGCAAGACCTAATCCTACATACGTAAGAGACGTTAACATTGCAGGAAGCTACAACGGCGCCGGCCCAGATTTAGATATCGATGCACCAGATCCTGATGCGTATCCAGCAGGCATGTTACTGTGGAACACACGTTTCTCTACTCGTAATGTTAAAGAGTGGGATCCTGCACTTGAAGTTGGATTAACTGCTTCGAACGTTCCTGTTTATGAAGGTCGTTGGGTTAATGCATCTGGCAACAACGTCGACGGTTCCCCGAAGATGGGCACCGATGCACAGCGAGCTATTGTTGTGCAAGCGATGCAAGAAGTACTTGTATCTAATACAGATGTACGTTCTGAGTTTATCTTCTTTAACATCATGGCAACTCCTGGCTATCCAGAAACTATCGATGAGATGGTTGCCTTGAACATCGACAGAAAAGAAACTGGATTCATCGTAGGCGATACTCCGTTTGATCTTCCGTCTAATGCAACCGACTTACAAGCATACGCGACTAATGCAGCAAATGCGTCAGGCAACGGACAAGAAGCACTACTTACTTCCGATCCGTACTTGGGTGTTTACTATCCAAGCGGATTGTCTACTAACATAGACGGAGTTGATGTTGTTGTTCCACCGAGCCACATGATGCTACGTACTTTAGCCTATAACGACCAAGTTGCGTATCCGTGGTTTGCTCCAGCTGGACTAACACGCGGTAGAATTAGCAATGCTGGCGTAGTTGGTTATGTAAATGGCGAAGGTGAATTCCAGCCAGTTACACTAAACCAGGGTCAGCGCGATGTGTTATATACTAACAACATTAACCCGATTGCTTTTGTACCGGGCGAAGGCTTAGTTGCATACGGACAGAAGACTCGTAACCCATTCGACTCTGCTATGAGCAGAATCAATGTTGCACGTCTAGTTAACTATATCAGATACGAATCTGAGAAGATAGCAAGACCGTTCTTGTTTGAGCCAAACGATGGCCAGACACGTGATAACGTTTCCGATGCATTCGAGCGTTTTCTTGCAGAACTAGTAACATTGCGCGGATTGTCCGACTTCCTAGTAGTGTGTGACCAGAGCAACAACACACCTGCTAGAATTGATCGTAACGAGCTATGGGTTGATCTTGCTATTGTTCCGATTAAAGCAATCGAATTTATATACATTCCGATTCGCATTAAGAACACTGGTGCAGATCTTGCAGCAGATATCGGCAACGCATAAGATAGCGTTAAATACAGGAAAGGAGCATTTATGCTCCTTTTCTTTTGGCTTGAAATAATTTTCTACCATAATTGATAAATACATACAAGCACAATTTTAGTATTCTTAGGAGAATAAAATGGCAGATTTATCAAAATTCGGTGTACCGTTAGACGGCCAAAACTTAGGTATTTTGCATCCGAAGCAACAGTATCGTTTTAGAGCAAAGTTTTTCAACTTCGGTATTAACCAATCCATCCGTGAGATGACACAGAACGTGGTGACTGCAACTAGACCTAAAATTTCTCAAGTAGAAGTTGAGTTGCATGCCTATAACTCTGTAGCATACATCGGCGGCAAACATGCATGGGAATCAATTACAATTACATTGCGTGACGACATTAATAACGCAGTAATTTCAGCCGTTGGTGCCCAGCTACAGAAGCAAATCAACCACTTCGAGCAAACATCTGCAGTAGCAGGTATTAACTATAAGTTTGCGTTAGAAATCGATTCTTTGGACGGTACTACTAACGAAGAATTAGAATCCTGGAGAATGGACGGTTGCTGGTTGCAGAATGCATCTTATCCCGATGGCGATTACGCATCATCTGAGTCTGGTATAGTTGAACTAACTATCCGTTATGATGTTGCTACTAACTTACGCGGACCTAACACCAACGGCGGCAACACAGTGGGTGACGATCCAATGATCAACTTACCTAGCCCAACAGGTGGAGCGACATTCGGTTAATAGGAGTACGGTTTAGTGCCTAGTCTCTTAGACTTACTAAAGGACAACGTCCCTGGGTTTCTTGAGGGTAACTCCACAGAGAGCCTGGGGACGTATATGCGGTCCCCCAATGTTGCATCTAGTGTTTTCGGCCTCGATAACAGTTACTTTACTGCGGCCCCATTTCTCGGATTCGAGTTCTATGTTAAGCTATACTATAATTCGAATGCAGGCGAACACGTTAACACGATATTCACCGGCTTAGATAGTAACAGTTCTACGACACTCGTAAAAAACATATCTATGCCATCGGTAGGCATTAATACCGACAAAATAAACGAATATAATCGTCAACGTATAAATCAACAGCGTTTAGAATTTGGACCTGCCAAGGTTACATTTCATGATGTAGTCGGTGGCCTGACTATGAAGGTGTGGCAGGCCTACTATGAGTATTATTTCTTAGATGGCGATCGCACAGTCGACACCACAGAAAAACAAATAGGAAGAACCAATCCAGAGGCTTTTAGGCAGGGCCAGTTCGGTTATAATCTTCCTAAGGTACAAAACGACAAATACCTGTTTAAGAAGATGGAAATATATCAGGTACAAGGCGGACAAGCAACTAAGACCACACTGTTTAATCCTCGTATAACATCGTTTGATCACGATACGCTAGCATACGACACGAGTGATGCAGTTGAGATTAATATGACATTTGATTACGAATGGCTTACCTACGATTTCTATAATCAGTGGGTAGAAGCCGACGATATAATCCCAGCTGACGTATATGACTATTTTTCTTTAGAAAAATCTAAAGGATTTGAAATTGCAGCATTTGAAAATTTTGTTAGTGCTACTACTGCCACCAGCACTGCAACTACAGGCACCGGAACTGCCCCTGCGGTGTCGAATGTACAGACGGCACTTAGTACACTAAAGACCATAAAAAGAGAAGGATCTGCTGTACTAGCTAAAGCAGCGAGTGCAAGTGCTCTATTTAATCAGATACAAATCGATGTCCTTGG